ATAGTTTTCTTAAATGCAATCCAACGTTTATCTTCATCTTTATATGTACCTCTATCATAAAGCATTTCTTCATCATCTACAATCATTGGAGCAATAAGTGTCCAATAAGCAAGATTAAGGACATTAGATATACTTGTTTCAAAAGGTATAGGTGCCTCCATAGTACGTTTATAGAATGAATAAAGACCCCAAGGTGAAGTTTCATAAAGCTCGGTTTGAACACCATAAATAGTATAACAAGCAAGAGCAAAGAATAGATTTTCATCAAGTTCATCGTCATCATCTGATGCAGCATACATACTTGCAGCAACAAGAGATAAACCAACAAGAGTTGTAAAATTAAACATAGATCTTTTAATATTAGCTTTTTGAGCTTGAGGTAAAGTATTATATCTAAAGTTTATATCTTTAAACCAATATAATAAACCGCAGAACCCATTGAATATAGCTTTAGCTTTAGTAGCAAAATCAATATCTTCGCCATTTTCTATAGCTTTATCAATAGTTTCTCTATAAGCACTTTTACCATTGGATAATATAAAATTTATCATATCCATGTAAGCACCACTTCTATAAGATTCAAGACGTTCATCAAATACAATTTTACCTACACGTTTACCCCAATATCTAATAAAGTTAGGACGAAGCCATTTACGGAATTGAAGAATAACTTCTCCCCACATCTTACCAGATAGCATAGATTTATCAAAAGTATTATAAATACCATGAAGACTATGATTAACGCCTTTAACTTTACCTAAGAATTTAGCAAAATCTTCAAGAGTTATATCACTATTTTCTTTAATTGAAGCTATACCATCTTTAAGTTCAAATACATCATATAGAGTAGTATGATTAGATTCAAATTTTTTCTTGGCATCTTTTAGTGCTTCTTTATAAGCTTTAGCATAATTGTTTTTCCATTCTTTAGTAAAGTTATTAGCTTTATAAGAAATGAATCTTGAAAGATAATCTACAAATTCAATATTATTACCTTTAAGAGATTCTTGTTTAGTCTTATAATTTTTATATCTAGTAAAGGTATCAGCATCTACCATTTGTTCAAACATTTTTTCTCTAAGTGAGAATACGAATTGATCATAATTCATAATAGAACCAGCAACAATTCTATGAGTTTGCATAGCAGATAAGAATGTAGCGAATTGAAGATAATGTTCACCAATAGTATTAGGAGAGAACATTATATTATCCCATTTAGACATACCAAGAGAAACAATGTTAGTCTTAGTATCTACACCAGCTTCAATATGATCTTCAAAAATATTACCAGCTAGCTTCATTAAAGCTGCATCAAGATTATCACAAGTATATTCACCAAGTGATGCCCATAATGATGGGAGAGCTTTAATATACATTTCATGAGCTTTAAGAAGTGTAGCTTTAGTAGTAAATTCACCACCAGTTGCTTCACTTACAATATTAATATGACCTGTACCAATATTCTTTAAAGCAGCAGTTAAGTTCATCCACATAAGAGATTTACTATTAACTGTATGAAGTGTATTAAGAAGTTGATCAGTTAATGTATTAATACGATTCTTACCTTCAAAAGCATCATAAAAAGCTTTAAATCTTTCAAAAGCATAAGTATCTTTACCTTTCTTAGTAACAACTTCAGTTTTCTTAGTATAAAGAGATAAAACTTTATTAATAATGTTTTTACTCCTAACACCGTATTCTCTAGCTTGAAATTCAGGCATAGAAAGAATAGTTTGAAGAAGATTAAGTTCAGGTTCAAAATCACGATTAATCTTAATACGTTTAAGTTGATTAATATAATTAAGAGTTACATTAAGAGGATCATAATTCATTCTATCTTTAAGTTCACTCATTTGCTTATCAGATAGAGTTTGATTATATTCAACTATATCACTAATAGAAGTTATAGGTTTATGATAATTTCTATGTTTAGCTATATTATTAGCTTTTTCAATTAAAGCATTATAAGTATCAACATTAGTTATAGAATAAAGATCATATTTAATTCTACCTCTAACTTCTGGACGATTAAGAGCTGTAGCTTTAAGATAATATTGAGTTTCACCACTTAATGTATTCTTATAATCATCATCTTGTAATTCGTGCCATCCAACAGCTTGTTTAAGAACATCTCTATAACTAGCAGATATAAATGTTGGAAAGAAGTTTGCACCTTTAACAGTGTTAGGCATAGCAACATCATTAAGTTCTGCAAATAGTTCTTGCATTTCAACAATCATATCAATATCATTTCTAGTAAGTTTACTAAATTTACTATCACGATATTCAGGACGACAAACTTTAATTTCAAGAAGAACTTTATTAGTAGTTTGACCTTGAACTTTAAGTTTAATACCATTTACTTGAGCAAACTTCTTACGTATCTTAGATTTATAAACACGTTCAATAAGTTTAGTATAGTAATAAGCTTCAGTATCTGTAAGATTAGGAAAATAATCTTTAGGATTAGTGTATACATTTTCAAGTTTTAATTCGAGTCTTCCTTTATATTCAGCAGGAATAGAAACATTCATTGTTGAATAAATACCTTTACCAGCAGCTTTCACACGTTTTATATGAGATTTTTCAAGTTTAGCTAAAGCATCTTGTGCGTTTTTAACTGTAATAAAATCATCAGATTCAAGTGCAGGTTCAAGAGCTTTTCTTTCACGAATATATTCATCGTATATAGAAGCTTTAGCTTGAGCATAATCGAATGCAGCTTTAACTATATCAAATGGAGTAGTTAATTGAGCATTATTATCATTAATAAACTTAGATCTAAAATCATTAGAACGAGCTTGTGAAAATTTGATATTAGGTTTACCATTAAATTTCTCTGAATAGAAGTTAGGATATTTCTTGAATAATGCAAATGTTTGCTTGTTTTTATTAAGAGCAAATTCAGTAGCATTAAGAGCATGAAGTTCATATTGAGAAAGAACTGTATCAATAATAGGAATTCCACTTTGTGCAGCAGAATCTAACCATTTAATAGCAGTAGATAAATCAAGATTATCACCAAGCATAGTACGAATATTTTCTTGAATATCTTTCTCAGTTACAAGATATGGACCAATATCATCAGATTCAAATCCAGTTTCAACGAGTTTATCTTGAATATATTTAAATTTAGTATTAAAGCTAGCATTATGTGATTTTTGATTCATCATAATACCAAAATAAATCTTAGAAGCATCAATAACTTTGCGTTTAAGAGGAATTATTTCCGCATATAAACCTTTAAGATTAAGAAGAGCTTCATTAAAATCTTTAATTGAATCTTTAATAGTTTGAGAAGCATTTTCAAAACTAGCTTCATCAATAGGATTTAAATCTTCAATATAAGTTTGAGATTTAATAAGACTACTAAGTTTATTTAAATCCGTAACCCATTGTTTACGATCAGCAGGAGTCTTCTTAGTCCATAAATCGGCAATACTATTAGTATTTAAATCAATGACTATATTATTAATCATATCTTTAACACTCTCAAATATTCTAGCATTATACTTGAAAGTATCAATATAATTAGGAAGACTATTCATGTCCCTACCTAGTTTAGCTATTTCATCTTTAGCTCTAGCGTCTAGTTTCTCTAAATCAGTATTAAGTTCTCCCATAATAGACATTTCATCTCGAAGTAACTTAGTATTACCAATAGCTGTCTTCTCAACTTCATAGAGAGTATTAATAAATTCTAGATTTGATATACCTAATCCAGTATTATCATCTGCTACAAATTGAGTATCTAAGACCATAGAGAACTTAGGCGTTGTACTATTAATAGTATGAACTGTAGTTGTAGCATTCCTTTTAATACCAATATAATCAACTATAATATCATTAATACCATCAGCCTGAATTGTACTAATATTTGTTGGATTTAGCCTTTGAATAAGGCTCTCTAAGCCTTTAAAAATTTGTCCTTGAACTTTTAATTGTTCGAGTTGAGAAAGTGGCTCTCCGTTGGCGATTAGTGCCAAATTTTTGATATTAGTAGGCAATGTTTCGGTATTATACGAATCCTCAATGAGCCGCTGGGTTGATATAGTAATAACATCATCATTAGCAATAAGACCTCTATTAGTATCAGATTCATTCCCAATATAAATAGTAATATCTGCATTACTTGTAGCAGCATCAATAGCTTGTGTTAAACTGCCATGAGATTCAGTATTAGTAACAGAACTATTAAATTTACGATAGAACTTACTAAGAACTGTAGCTATTTTCTCATATATTTCTTGAGTTTCAATATTATATTTAAAGTAATCATTAGCTGTAGTTAAATATTCAGATTTAAACGTTTTATTGATAGGATAATAAAAAGTACAATCATTAATATCAAAACGTTTATAAAGAGTACCTTCAGGTAATTTAGCTTTATAAGATTTCTTAAGACCAGTAAGTTCTTTATCTATAACCTTTTCACGAGTCTTAAGATACATATCATTAGCATAACGAGAATTATTAACAAATATTGTAGGTTCAACAATCATTTGACCAACAATATTCCATATATCATTATGTTTAACAATAATTGCATTTTTTAGAATACTATTGAGAGCATCTTCTATATACTGTCGAACTTCAGGGTCAACATCATTATGCCATTCATTTGCAACTCCACCTTTAAGTCCAAAAGCATTTCTTGATAAATTACTTTTAGTAATCCTAGTAAAAGTAGGAGTTTGATCTTTAATTCTTTGTTTACCACTATTAGTATCATAAATATATTCAGGTTTCATATATTTAACGATACGAGTATTATCAGAATTAGCTCTAACAAATGCTTCAATAAAACGATCGAGTTCTTCGTTATCTCTAAGAAGAATATTATCTTCATTAGATTGACTAGCATATAAAGCATTAGCGTAATTATAAAGAGCTGCATTATTTGATCTAAAGTTACTACCTCCATCAGTAATACCTTGTTCTCTCATCGCAAGTCTTATATCTTTATCGCTAGTACCATCAATAGATTCAAAATTAATAGAATCAAATTGATTTCCCCAAGTAGTCTTATAAGCACTTATATAATCATCATTTTTAGTTTTAAATCTACCGTAAAGGTCAATAGGAATATATTTAGATAGATTACGACCGAAATCAAGTTTATTAATCCAAAACGCATATTTAACTAGATTTTCCCCAAGAATACGACAATACTCATCAGGACTATTAATAAGTTGAAAGAATGTATCTCTAGTAAAATCAACATCATCACTTTCTTTAGTTGAAATACCTATGTAACCATTTCTTATAATAAGACTTTCCATAGTATTTGAAGACAATAAAGAAAGAATATGATTAGGATTAAGCTTAAGATTACCTTTAGTAATATATTGTCCATTAACTACTACATATTTACCATCAGTTAATGTATTTTTAACCATAGCTAATTGAATACCTACTGGTAAATCTTTAAACATAGTTATTTTTTCAGCATGAGTATAAGGTCTATTTTCAGTTTCATTATACCACGTTTTAAGATTAACTGATGTAAGTGATAAATCAGTAGCTAATTGGAATCTAAATTCATTTTTATCATTCTTAATAATTCTAGTACAACCTAAAAGTTTAGCTCTATCTTCAAGAACAGCTTCTGGACTTTTACTATTATCATTAAAGAATGACATATCTCGAATCTTATCAATTATAGCATAATTAATAAGAGCTTCTCTAAGTTCAGGATTATTATTCTGACCAAGTTTAGCCATGCAATAATTAATCTTATCTTTGAAAAGAGGATTCTCACTAATAAATATATCATGAAACATATTAACAGACATCTCATTAGTAGAATATAATTGTTGTTGAAGAATAGGATAAGCACTATCTTCTATAGTCCAATTAGGATCAGTAATAGATGGAAATATAGCTTCAATCATCGATTGATCACCTATTCTAAAAGGAGATTTAGGTTTACTTAATTGAATAGGTTTATCTTCAATATCTGTAATAGATAAAAGATAATCATTTGCTTTATCAATCCAATCATCTATAACTTTACCTTTATCTGTAATAGCATTTACACTATAATATTTATAAAGAAGTTCATCAATCATAGTGTCAGGAACTTTAGCGTCTTTTGCATTTTGAACTAAAGTATTAACATTATGTTGAAGCATAGCAATAGATTCAAAGAGTTTATTACTTTCAGAAGTTTTAGGACCAGCACCTTTCTTTTCAGTAATAAGACATCCTTGCGCACGTTTCATAGCGTTTACAGCTTTATCAACGTACATATAGTAATCTAAAACTTCAAGCTGACGATTAAGATAATTAGCATATGCCTCAAGATCTTCGACATTATGTTTATAGTTTTGACCTTCTTTAAATAAAGAATCAAGTTCAGTTATAGTTTTAGCTTTATTCTTAATTCCACTATTTATTTCATAAACTGTAATTCCAGTTTTTTCAGCAAGAGCTTCAATAAATCTAGCCATAGCTTGAACTTGATTTTGATTTATAGTTAAACCATGTTCATGAGCTTTAGCTATAGTAAAATTAGATAAATCTTCTTGTGCAAGAAATTTATTAATTTTATTAATAACAGCTTTAAGACCTACATTATCTTGATTAAATGCAAAATAGTCTTTAATAAAATCTTTAAGAGATTCACCTTTATCAATAAGAAGTTTACTTATAACAGTTGCGGTGTCAATCATATAATCACTACGAACATTATGAAAACTAATATTAGTAAAGTTATTAGAGTTCTCTATAGATTTAATAGAAATATTAGTAACAAAATCACTAATGATTTGTTGAGATTCAATAAGAGCTGAATAAATATATCTATTAACACCTTCAACTTTAGCATTTTTAGTTTTTAAATTAGCATTCCAACTTATAGGAAATGAAGCTAATAATGCAGTATTACCAACAGTATAAGTATTAAGATTAAACCAAAGATTATCCTTAACAGCATCAAGAATATGAGAAGTTAATTCAGAACGTTGAGCTGATATAGGTTCACCATTTATATCTATCCAAGTACCATAATCATTATTATATAAACTACGACACCAAACAGTAATTGTACTATCATCTACATTAATTTCAATACTACGTTCTCCATTAGATAACTTCTCTTCTTTAAAAGCTTTAAGAATTTGTTTCTTAGCCCATTCAGCTTTATTTGGAATATCTTCACTATATCCAGCAATATCACTAAAATTAAGTCTAATAGGAATAGCAAAATCATCAGAGAGTTTAGTTTCAGTAAAACCCATGATAGATAGAGCGTTATCCGCTGCAATAGATTGACCTTTAAGAACTGCAATATTATTATTAATATTACGAATCTTAATTTGATCAATAAGAAAATGCTGATTCATCATAGAGTTATCATAACCAGCAATTCTATTTATATAAGAAGCAGCAGATTTACTATGTTCAAACTCATTAGGCTTTTCTTTATTAAGAGTATTCTTAAGATCAGAATGAATACCAATCCATGTATCAATAATAGCATTATCTTTAGCAGCTCTTGGCATTCTTCCATAATCATTAAGTTCATTCCACTTAGCAGTAACAGTCTTATCTATAAATTCTTTATATTTGGCATCATAATCTTTCTTAGCTTCTTTAAGTTTAGAATAGATTTCAGTTTTTTCATCATAAAGAGCTTTAAGTTCAGAATCAGTTATAACAGAATTTAGATTAGCTGTATTATAAGATTCAATTTCAGCTTCTTTAGCTTCCATCGCTTTAGCTAGAGCTTCACGTTCAGAAGTATTTTTTGAATAAAAGCGTTCTCTTTGAAGATTTGCATATTCAGTTTTTAATCTAGTTAATACAGGATCATTTACTCCAGTTTGAGTATTAATTTTTTCATTAATATCTCCAAGTCTATTAATTAAAGGAACTTTAATTTTAAGATAATCTTGTTTAAGTGAATCTTTAGCTTTAGCAAAATAAATATCTGCAACATATTCTAAAGATTGACGTTTATATGCGTTAGTGTTATTCTTAGTATATTCAACGTAATTACCGTTAATTACATCAAATTCTTTCATAGAAAGATAAATACTATCAATATCATAGTCCCAACCAGTACGTGTAACAAGATGTTCAGGAACAATAGCTTGACTTGCACCATTGTTCAAAACTCCTACAACTTTAGCAACAAACATAGATTGATGACCTTCAGTAGGAATACGAATACCAAACATCGTTCTAAGATTCTCAGGAACAGTATTTAAATCTAGATTACCATTAGCATCTAATTTAAATTTAGAATCCCAATTATTAAGAATAATTTCAGCAGGATGAAATACTTGTTTAATAGAACCATCTTCTTGTTTAACTTCTTCCCACCATTCACTTTGAAGTTTAAAGTCAGCATCTTTCTTAATTATAGGAGTACCATTGGCATCTCGCTTAATACTACCATCTTCATTAAGTTCAGCTCTAAGTTTCCAATAATCATCAGAGAACTTAATTTGACCTTCATGATACATTCTAGAAACATTAGCTTGAGTTCCTTTGATTAACCCTTTTTTGTCCAACGTAATAGATGCAGGTTGTAAGAAAGTATCAGGCTGAATAGTAACGTGAGCACCTTTAAGTTTAAGATTGGTAACTCTACGTGTAATACGAGCTAATAGAACAGATTCAATTCTACTTTTAATTGTAGGATGATAAAAAGGTATAAAAGGTCTACCGTCTACCATCATAGTAGCTTTGATAAAGTTTCTATCAATTTCAGTTTCATTAAAGTATCTACGAAGATCAGCGAGAACTAAATCTAAATTAACTTCAACTACATTCTTATCATTAATAGATTTATATTTGATATTACCTTTATCATCAATAGCTCCCCAATCAGAAAGCAAACGATACATTTCATCATTAGCGTTAGTAGCAAGAAGCATTTGGTAATATTCGAATACACCAGCTTTATCAAAAGATTTATCTCCTGTTTTACCTTTACGTATAGTACCAGCAATAGAGTATTCTCCATTAAATACAAGATTATCAAGAATACGTTTTTGAAGCTGAGTACCAATCTTATTCTCTTCATCCATTAAATGAGAAGGCACTTCTTGTTGCACATAGAGATTACTATGACTAAGCGTATGTTTAAAAGCATCAATACCTTTAGGATAATTCTTTAATTCATAACGATTAGTAGATTCATTATATTGAATATTAAGAATAGCATCCTGTTCATTATTAGCAATATTAAAGAGCTTAACTTGAGGTAAACCACCAACTTTATGTCCAGATGCAAAGTTAATAGAATCAATACCTTCTTGTTTCATCCAATCATAAAGAGTTTCATAATTTGTACCCTTATACATACGTTTGAATACAACAAGAGTTGAATTTTTATCTTGATGTGAAAATATAATATCAGTATTGAATCTATTATTAAGAGTAGATTTACCTCGTTTATAGAAATAATACTTTAATTGCTCAACAATACGTGCATAATCTTGTGAACTAATAGGAGTATCTTCATCTTCTACAATCTCTTTAAGAGTTTTACCAGAAGGTAAAGTAAAACTATCATAACTACCCATAGCTTTAAAACGAGCTATACATTCATCTTGAGTTATGATATTAAATGCGTCTGCTGTTGTAATCTTATCAATACCAAATCTGCGTCGAAGAGTATTAGTTGTAGTTTCATCTGATTTAACAAAAGGTGCTACAATTTTATCAATCATATTATCTCTAAGTTTAACATCACTTACGATAATCTGAGTATAAGTTGTATTACTTCTAGTTTTAGAACCAGGTCTAACACCTTGAGATGCACGCTTAGCCCAATCAAGAGCATTTTTAAATTCAAAAGTATAACCAGTAAATAATTCTTGAATAGCAATATCTGCGATATAATGATTAGCTAAGAGATTAGCGATAACAAATCCCCAATAACGATCATTTTTATAATCATCTGGAAGTTGTTCACTTATAACTTTAAGTTGATTCTTATAGGTTAGAGTAGATTGAATATTATCTCTGATAGGAGCTAAATAATCAAAAGCATCTTGTAAATGACTATTCATTCTATCAACAAACATTCGCATAAAAGCATTATCGATTACATCTCCGTATGCAGTAGAGAAATCTTCACCACATATCATGAAAGGTTCGAATTTGCCGAAAGAAGCTAATTCATCCGGATGTAATTCTTTAAATGCATCTTCTATATAATCTATAATACTTCTTACAGATACATTACCATTTTCATCAGTATATCTGAAATTAAGATTACCAAACTTAAAGATATTACCTGTGGGTTTACCATTTTTAATAACATCTTTACCATCCCAGAATATAGGAGCTTGAAGACCTTCAAATACTTCTTTATTAAAAGAATAATGCTCATAGTAATCTTCAAATGCTAAATTAATATCACCATTAAATTTATTATGAACAATCTCAGCTCTTTCATCAGGATTCATATTATTAAACTCTTCACGAACTTCATCTTTACTTCTAGTAAATTCTTTCTTTAAAGTGAGCTTATGAGTAGTAGAATCATAATCAAATAGCATACGTCTAGCATCTAACATCATTTCCATTTCTGTACGAAGAGTATCTTTAACTCTTTGGAAAGTATAATTAGATTCAAGATCGTTAGTTCTAGCTATACGATGATTAACGAAAGTACCATTATTATCTATAAGTTTAAAAGGTAATGCTCTTTTACCACTATTAGATTCAGTTAATATATTACCAGTAACAAACTCATATATACGAGAAGCATCAGCGGAAGGTAATGAATAACGTTCTTGCATTTGACGAAGAATAACATCCCGAGTCCAAATATAATCATGCATATCAACATATGGCGTACCAATACCTTGATCTCTATTAGATAGACCATTAAATCTAGAATATTCAAATGCTTTAACAGCTTCAACATTTACAGGATTAATAGGATCTAATATTCTATATCCATCCTCGTCTAAAACTTCATTACCTCTATCATCTTTTTTGAAATTAAAGAAACCTTTACCATTTCCCCCAGTACCATTACCTAAATTCCAAATAATAGGATTATATTTAGTACCTTTAGATTTAAGAAAATCAGCAAAGCGATATTTCATTAATTCAACATTAACATTACCTATACGATTAACAATACCTTGCAACATATAAGTAATATGATTATAAAACTCAGGCGTATATTCTTGTTCACCTTCAACATTAATATAACTTAAATCTACTTTAATTGAAGGATCACAACTACCTATAGTAGCTAAAATATTAATTCTACCTCTCATATCATCAACAATAGAATTAATTGTATCACCCGGTTTATAAGTATCATAAAACAAATTACGAATCTTATTAGCTTGACGATCTTTAGCTCTTTCACTTTGTTTATCTGTGATATTAGCTTTTATTTGATTAAATATCTTATCAAATACATCATCAATATGAACAAGTTCAGTTTCAATTTTTTGATGAATTAAAGCATTTACTTTATTATCTACATTTCCATCAACATATAAAGCTTTAATTACATCAAAAGGAACATTAAATTTAATAGATAAATAATTGAATATAGTATTAGGAGTCCAATTAATACCAGCATTATTAGATTTATACAGTAAACTATTTACTTTATCTGTAATAGATTTACCAGTTTTATACAAAGCATTTATATCAAATTGAACAGCACTTCTAGTACTAATTCTTTGAAATTTATTAGTAAGAATATTGCGATATTGATTATATACATTAGTAATAGCAAAAGATTGACGATTACTTTCACGAACAGCATACGACATATTATAATCAGTTTCAGACATATTGTAACTCATAGTTTCACTTTGAGTCACAACAGTTGTTGCCATATCAACTGAAGCCATATACATATTATAGAATATTTCTTTAGATTCTATAGTAGAAGCATCATCGTCAGGAAGAATCTCTAATTTATCAATAAGAGGTTTAAGTTGACCATTGTAAACAGATTCAGAAATAACTTTAAGACTATTTATAAGTTCTTCTTTATTTGCTGCATATCGAGTAACATCAATTAAAGAGTTCCATAAAACATTAATATCAAATGGCATAGTTAAACCATATTTATTATAATAAGAAGCTGTACCATTTAATTGAGTATCTTCAACTCGCATCATAAGATTACTTTGATTATTATAAATCATCTCAGTAAGCATACGTTTAAAACGAGAAGAAGCTGTGTCTTTACGATTAACTTTAAACTGAAGAGAACTATTCCAAGATTTATTAATATTTTGTTCGTCTGTCATAGTAGCTCCATTAAGTTCTCCCATAGTCATATGGTCTTCAATATCGTAATCATTAATATCAGCCATAAATTCAGCTTTATAATAATTAACGAAACTCTGCCATATATTCTTATCATCTAGGTTTTGTAATTGATTAGCAAGAGCTATAAGATTATCAGCTTTACTTTTAAGTTCTTTATAAATAGCTTCATCTTGAACAATAGCTTTTATTTCAGCAATACTCTTACCTTCATCTTTAAGTTCTTTAGATCTACGATTACGATAATTCTTAAGTTGAACTGAATAACCTAAATAACCTAAATCTGGATTAGCATTAGAAGCATATTGAAGAACAACTTTAGCAATTATATCTCGAATTTTAATACCATTTTTGAAATCTTTATAATTAAGATTCTTAAATTCAGATTCACTTCTAAATGCAATAGCAGCAAAAATACGATTCAAATACATTTGCTCACTATCAGCAATAAAAGGATAATCATCTTCATATAGAATTTCAGACTTCTTAGCAATATCCGTGTTCCATAATTGGCTTATTTCCGGCTCTCCCTGCTCATTTAATGGTACGGTAATACTTTTGGTCAACCTGTCTATATTATTGCCGTAAATGCTTTGAAAAGTGGCAAATTGAGCGTCTGTCAGTTTACTATTCTGTATTGCACGTAAGAGAATCCAATCTCCATTCTCGGATGTGAATACAGTAGATTTAAGAGTTTCATAGTCAGCTCTAGCAACAGCACGTGCTTTAGAAGCATCAAAAGGATAGAGCTTTTTAGCCCTATCCCAAAGATCTTTAAAACATTTGCTATCAACATATTCATCACCGACTTTAATTTGTGGGATAACATTACAATCTAAACCCATAATATCAGTTTTATACGTTTAACAAATACGTTTATTAGTTTCATCAAAATTAATATTTTTATTTAGACTAGCAACCGAATCATTTAAATATTTTGAAATATTAGTTGCAATAGATGAAGAATCAGATAAAGACATAGATAATTTAAGATCACCTTCAATATCAGCATAATCATCATCCCAATCAATATCTTCATTTTCTTCAATTGTAGTATCAATAGATTCTTCTGTTTGAACTTCAGTTTCAGTTTCAGTAAGAATAGGAGATTCAACTGTAGTTTCAGCAGACGTTCCGCTCTCTACCACATCACCTTCTCTACCGGGGGCTTCTAAGCTCCACTGAATGCTACTAATTGTAACATTAGAATCCATATCTCTAAAGTCTTTATTATAAATTCTATTAATAGTATCATTAAGACGTTCCATTAATGAATCTTCTTTAACTTTAGTATCAATAACTCCAAATATCTTTTGAAATATATTAAGTAATACTTTTTTAAACTTATCCCAAAATGTAGGAGTTTCAATATCTTCAGAACCTTCAATTCTATCAGTAGTAGATTTAAGTTCATTAAGAAGCCTAAAGATACGAGGATCAGTTAAAGCATAAGTAATAATTTCAGATACAGCATCTTGTCCATTAATTACAACTTTGGCTCCATTTTTTCTAGCTTCTAGCTTACGAGAAATAGATTCATTAATGTTAGTAAATTCATTGGTTATAACTTGAATTAATTTATTGACTATACCGCCATCTCGAAGCATATCTTTTAAGAACTTTTCTCTATCATTTAAATCAGTTTTACCAGCAAGTTCTTGACGAGTATTTGCAATAGCTTTAGTAAAATCTTCAAACCATGCTTGCCACTCTTTATTATTATAATCAATAAGAGCTTCACGTTGAGCAAGTTTCTCAGGATTATTAATATCTCGCATAGTACTATTAAAGAACTTCATAATATAAGTATGAATCATCTCATGTGCTAGAGTACGAGTTAAATAACCTTTATGTGCTTCTTCATTTGCTAGTTCCCAATTATAATTAACATCAATTCTAAATTGATTACGATAAAAACCATTAATATCCGTAGAAGTTTTAACAGGTTGAGCAGAACCTTCGCCTTTTTCAAATACTTGAGTTCTACTAACAGTATGCTTAACATATACAGGATTTATACCAGCTTCATATTCAAGAATATTAGAAAGTTCTGCAATACTGCCCCAATCTTCTTTATAACGTTCATTATCTTGAACAGTTTTAAGTAATTCAACAGGATCATAGAAACGTTGAGTAACTTCTAAATTATTATCGAATGCTTTAGTAGCAATAGAGAATTTAATAGGTGAATTACCAGATATAGATACATTACTTACAACATCTCCATATTTATTCTTAATATATGCAACATCAGAGTATATAGCATTAGTAGCCATATAATACTCATATATGTCTTCGTATTGATCTCCAGTAATTGGATCTGTATATCCTGTAGTATATGAGCTATCATTAGAATCTTTAGATACAGCAGCTCCATCTTTAAGACCAAATTGACGAACCATATTTGGAATTATACTATTAAGCTTATTATTAAACTTTTGAACATCTGCCGGAGTATCAAGATAATATATAGTATGTGGATAACTAGGATGATTTAAAGCACCATTATAGTTAGAAACATCAAGTTTGTTTCCAGAAGTATAATGAATAATTGCTTCACGTCCATCAATAGAAGTTTGAATAAATTTATGATAAGCAATTTTACCTTTACCTTCACCAAGTACAGCTTTCATCATAACAAAACGTTTACTTCCATCAGCAGTATTACCTGATTGAAAATAAATATCGTCTTGTGTAGCTGAACTTTTTTCACTGCATATAATAATATTTTGAAGTCTATTAGAAATTTCAAGTCTAGCTTCAGTTATATTACCACTATTTAGAGCAAGAATTTCTTTAATAGCATCACTAATATATTTATTATATTTATTTAATTTATTAATACGAGCTTCTTCAGTTTCGTCAGTAATAGACCCCATTATAGTATTAGGACTTATAGGAAATAAAGTGTTTATCTCATCTGTTTGAGGAATAACAACAGATATTCCTTGTCTATTACCAATAAATATATCACCAATATGATTACTAGAAAATTTATTTATATTTTGAATGATACCTCCAGTTTTAGGATCTCTAGCAATACCAGTTTCATCAATATAAACAATTTGAACTCTAGGTTTACCTTTAGAATCAATAACATCTTTTGTAGGTTTAATAGATTTAACTAAAGAATTACGATGATGCATAATAGGTAATCCTTGTTTAGCTTCTTTATCTTCTGTACGAGCTTCATCGTTAATCAAGACTCTACCAGAGCTAATATGACTTATTCTAAAAATATTAGAACCAGTAATACGAATATCATTACGTATAGCTTGATTATTTTTAAAGATCATTTCATGACGATTGATAGAATCATTAAAATGTTTCTTAATTCCATTAGCATTTATAATACTTTGCATATTTGAATTAGTAATTCTAAATGCAGGAAATAAATCAAGACATATTTGATATACTTGATTAAATGAAAGAGCAACATTATTAATATCTATTTCACCATCGGTAGAGCCTTCATATTCTGAATCGACTATACTAGTAAGAGTTTCACTATCAAGAATATTTTTAATTTGCTTAGAAGTAAGATTAGAATATATAAGTTCTTTAAAAGCATTCATCAAAGGTTTAAATCTATCTTTTCTGAATAGATCAAAGATAATCTCCATATTACGTTCAGAGTCTTCTCTATCTTTAGCAGATATATTATTACGAGGTTTAAAAGCTCTATCATAATGAAACATAAACCTAAAGATCTCTCTTTGATATTCAGCAAATATATTAGCCATTTCATCGGTAAATGCAAATTTACGTGGATAATATTGACCATTTGCACCTTCAACAGTATAAGCTATACCTTCTATAATAGTTTCTAATTTAGGAATAGAACCTAATTTATATTCTTTACCATTTCGATTAATAACTATATCATATGTAGCTTTATTCGGATTTTCTTCAAGATTTGTTCTTACCACAGAAACTTCATCACCTTTACTAATATCTGAAAGTATTTCATAAATACCTAGATTAGAAGTAATAGTATTATTTAAAATATCTTCTGGAGCACCATTAGGATCAAAAGTAATATCAAGACCTTCATGATAAGTTTTACTAATAATTTCAGGGGTACGATTAATAAAATCAATTACTTGAGACTCATTAAGAGGTAAACCCCCAGTAGCTTCAGTATCTATAAGTTCATAAAAGAAATTATAATTATTATAAAGTTCTTTATAAAGATTATCTTTAGTTTCTCTAAATTTAGCATTATAATAATCTCGTCTATTACCAAATTCTGTTTTAAGAAAATTAGTAATATTTATAATAGACATAATTTCAGGAATAAGATTTTTATAATTATCCCCTCGATATTCACGCATACCATTAATAAGATCATAATAATTAATCTTAGTAGTTCTAAATCCACTTCTATCACTAATAAAAGCAACAAGTGAACCAAAGAGATTAAAGTTATCAATAAAGATACCTCCTAAATCTTGAGAAATTAAAGCATATTTATTACGAAGAGTTTCATCAAGTCTTATAGCAATAGCATCAGAATTTAAATTACTATCACTAGTAAGAATTTGAGCCATTTTAGATATAAAATCTGATTCAAAAGAAGCATTAAGAGCTGTATTAATTGAATTCATATCTAATTTCCAATTAGAATCTTTACTATAAAGACCTTTTAATTCATTTAAAGCATCAATAGCTATTTTAGCTGAACTACCATCATTTAATCTAATTGTATTATTATTACCATCGATATTTATATATACTGCATTAGATAATTTAATAGCTGCATCTATAATTAACTTTTCTGGTTTATTAAGTTTATCATCAGTAAAATATTTATTCATTAGATTTTTAATAAAAGCATCACTATCATATTTAGTGCTACCTTTAGTATGTTTTAATAGCTTCGGAACTAATAATAAAGTATTCAGCATATTCGAATCAAATAAGGCTGAATTTGCCTCATTTTGGCTCAATAGAGACACTAAAAATTCATTAATGGATTCTAAATCCACTCCTTCAATTTTAAAGTCTATAACAGGCTGATTTGAGGCTTTAACAAATTCAATCGGTACATCATTTTGATTTTCAGTAATGGCATCACTTTGAAATTCAGTAGTAATACCATTAGCTTTAGAAGAATCTTCTGTAACTTCAGCTTTAAAAGCAATTGTTTTATCTGTAGAACTCTGTTGAGCTTCGTAGCCCCCGGTAGGAGACAAGGATTGGTCGCGAGAGGAATCTTCTGTATGTTTTGCGATAAGAATATAATCATCATTAGGATTACTCATATTAGCAGGAGTAAGCACATAACGATTAATTTGACCTTCAAATCCTTCAAGTCTAATACCAGCATCCTTACGTGGATTTGGAGTATCAAGAACTCTATATTCAACTCCACCTATAGAAACATATAATGTATATTTAGGATTCTTACGACCAAGATTATCTTCTATAGTATCATTGATTAAATCAAATTTAGTTTGAATTGCTTTAGCTTCTTGAATAATTTTATTAGTAAGTTTATTAATATCTGATTTAGTTGTTTCTTCAAGACCAAAATGTTCATCAGCTAAGAATGAAGGTAAAGGTTTACCACTAGCTTTAAGAACTTGTGCTGTATAACGACTCAAATGTTGAAGATAATCATTAAGTTCAGCACTAATATCACCTCCAGTTTTATTAGGTATATACTCAATTTCTTGTCCTGTAATAGCATCATTCCATTTGAATCTATGTGCCATAAATATATTATCAAATAGAGAATATTTAGCAGCAAGTCTAATAACAATCCATCTAAGATCTGTTATAGTCATAGTATCAAAAGAATTATCTAAAGCTCTTTCAGTATTAGCATTAAATTCTTTAATTTCATTAAGAATCATTGCGTCTTTAGAAGATAAATTTTTAGCTTTAAGTCTATTGTTTATAATAGTACTTATAGGAGCATCTAATACTTGAGATTCAGATATTATATTATTATAAATATCAGATGCTTCTTTAGATAAACTGTCAATACCTTTAAAATCTGTATATGATTTACCAAATGTTCCAGAACCTATTTTAGGTTTATCAGATAAATCATCTGTTTTAAGATCATTAATTTCTTTATCTAGTTTAAGCTGACGTTCTTTTTCTGCATTAATAGCTGCTGTTTGACGATCAATTGCAGCTTTATTATCAGCTTCTTGTTTTTTCAATCTAGCTAATCTAGCTTTATACGCAGCTAAACGTTCATCAGTATTTGAGAATTTAGCTTCATCTTTTTGTAAAGATTCAGATGACTTATAAGTATCAAGTTCATTCATTAAATCTTTATTATTAGCTGCTTTAATTTCATCTTCATATAACTTGATTTCATCTTTAAGATTATTATATCCATCACCATTAAGATAATAATCAAGTTCAGCATTGATAGCTATATTACGTTTATCAAAGAACTCTTTAGCTTCTTTAGGATTAGTAAGATTAGCCAACATAGTTCTAGCTTGTTTAGCTGCGTCTTTATCATCAGAATTAATATCTAATTCTTCTATAGCTTTAGCTGTCACATCTCTAGTAGCTTGAAGTTGTTTTAATATTTTGTTATTATTTTCAAGTTTACTATTAGCACCTTTAAGAGCAATTTTAAGACTTAATAGTTGTTCTGATGTTGCATCTGTAGAAGCATTAGCAATAGATTTTTCAATTTCATCAATTTTGGCTTTAAGATTAGATATTATATCATCATAAATTCTAATAGCCTCTTTGGTAGATTCTAAATTAGCAGATTGTCTAGCATATTCATTAAGAGCGGCTTTTTTGTTAGTTCTTTCTGTTTCATCAGAATACTTATTATCAACATAGTTATTAAGATATTCTTTAGATTCAGCTTCACGTTTAGCATATTCTTCAGGATTAGCTGTAATATTAGCTATTTCAATTTCATTAAGTTTCTTTTGAGCTTCAAGATTAGCTAGACGTCTATGATATTCATATTCGTTTTTGTCATTAGAACCTTCAATTGAATTAAAATGATCTTTATATATACTTTCAACAGCTTCTATTTTATTAAGCGTTTGTTCAAAGTAATCAGCATTAGCCAGAAGAGATTCTCCTTTATCAAGAGCTATTTGTTCTTCGGCAGTAAGACTTTCGTTTCTATCACGTTTATCTTTAAGAATTTGAATTTCTTTAAGAGAAGTACTCATATTTCTAAGCATCTCTTTATATAATTCGAGAGAACCATCTAATTGATTAGCTGCAATTTGATTAAGAATAGCTTCTTGCTCTTTAAGTTTAGCACCGACTATATCACCATTAGCTAAAGCTTCAACTATATCATCAAGTCCAGAACGCATAGATTCAACTGCTGTTTCAAGACCTTTTACATACATTTGATCTCTTTCAATACCTTTTTTATTTAACTTACTTTCAATATAAGGCATAACAGCTTGCATTCCGGCACCACCTAAAAGACCTCCAATACCTTCAGTCCAAATATCAGCATCACTAAGATAACTTCCAACACGTTGACTAAAATCAGCAAGAGCATCTGTATCAGAAAGTAATCCAAAATCTCTACGAGCTGAATGAGCACCTTCTTTCATAGAAATACTCATTGTCATTTCATCAGCCATTTCAGCTAAAGAACCAGCGGCAAATCCACCAATACTTTTAAGAAGTTGATTACGTTCATTTTGAGGCATAGCGTTTAATGTACGAACTATAGCAAATTTATCACCAGTTGCCATAGCTTTACGTATATTAGCCCTAGTTGCATTACTGAGAGTTCTAGCGGTACCTATAATATTCATCCATTCAACTACATCGTAAGCAATATTAGACATAGATCTCCAATATCCTCTTGAAGCAGCAGCATCAGCATATTGATCCGCTAAACGTTCTATAGTTTCATTAGTTAAAGGAACTTCTTCAAGACCTCTCATTTTAAGAATAGGATTGCCATTCTCATTGTATTCGGTATAGTTTTTATAATTATCAAGAAACCATTGACGTTCTTGTTCATAAGTACTATAAGCTTCACGAGAAGAATCCAAAATACGACCTATAACAGCAGAACCATAAATATCAGTTAATTTATTAGCTCTAGCTATAGCTTTACCCTTTTGAAGTTCTGTACCTAACTTAAATAAATCTTTAGCATATTTAGATTTACTTCCAAGATTCACAGCTTGTCTAAAAGCTTTACCTAATAACATAGAAGCCCCACGTGCAGGTAGCATTATACTTGCGGCACTACCCAAAATTGAAGGTACCATAGAAGCCCAATATCCACCACCTTTCATACGATCGAATAAACTGCCTTGTTGAGCTTGTTCTGTCATATAAATAGGAAATGCTTCTCTAGTTCCTTCATTAATAGAATTACCTATTCTTTCTAAGAAATTACGAGTATAAGCTTCATCATCGCTAAATAGTTTAGAAGGAAGTGCAAGTATAGAACCTGCACTTTCTATTGTACCTCCAACTATTTCTCCTACAGTTTGAACAAGAGCATTACCAATTCTATCCCAAGTAGATTGATTTCTTGCTCGACTTTCAACATAATTACGATAATTAGTAGGAGTAATACCTATATTCCCATTATGCCTTTTAGTAAGATTTAGAAATTCTTTATTACTCGTTCGATTATCAGGAGATTGAGAACCGATTTGATCGAATGCAGATTTAGTTACATCTGTATAATGAACTCTACCATCTTCACCAAATAAAGGCATTGTTTGATATGTTTTATCGTTTGGCATATTATTTGCTTAACATTAATATATCATTAGACCAAAAGTTTACATTATACGCAGCTTTCTGTTCAGGGGTAAGATACTGAGTAGGAACAAAATTATCTTTAAGTTCATTAGCATGATTAAGTTTATATACTAATGCCGGAAGATTTCTACGTAAAGCATCATCATTTTCAAAAGCGAAATTAAGATTATCTTTATTATATTCAACGTCAACATATCTGTTAATAGAAGGATTATATTGTTGAACATTAACTTTATAAACACCAGTAGGAGTTTTAGTTATATTATATTTAAAACTACCAGATGTTATAGGATAATAATTTCCAACATTATGAATGCGTTTATCTGCAATAATAGTTTCAATTGCTTGAGAAATATTTCCTACACGTTGATTATTAATGGTATTAAATCTATTTAAATCACGTGCATTAGGATCAGTAATTACAACTAAATCAGCACCAAGACCTTCAATATTTCCACTAAATGCCATAATTTCATTAGCAGTTTGTCTTTGATATGCATCATATGGATTAGTCATAGCTTGATTATAAGAACATTGTGCACCTTTTCTCATAGCATCTATAAGAGCCATGTTTGCACCATCATCGTCTGTATATAAAATAGCTTCTTTTTGTACTTGATTCTCACCTTGTGCAGGTATAGTAACTTTAAGATATAATCTACCAGTAGCATCAGAGCCAATAGATAGATTCTTAGATGATATTTGATAAGCCGCATTACTACCTGAACCACTTTTACGTGAACTAAATATATCAGCAAATTCTTCACTAGAAGTTAAAGGCATACCAATAACTTTTTCTAAGAATTTAGCTTTAGTAGGATCATCTCCTAAAGATGCTGTAGCAAAATTCCAAACACCAATATTATCCATTAGTAATCTACCTATACCATCAAGAGCATCGCTAAATGCAGCCTTATTATTACTTATAGGAGTAAATAAAGTAATAGGTGTTGTTTGCAATTCATAACCTTTATTTTTCGCAGTAGTTAAAAATCTTTGTCTAACTATATTACGGATTTCATCTTTAGGATCATTAGGATTTTTACCATAACCACTTTTAGCTGTAGAAGAAACTAAATCAAATCCAATAAATAAGTTATTATCATTTTCAAGATAACTATTATAGAGAATATCAGTTATAACATCTATTTTATCAGATATAGTTTCAGCTTTAGCAATTATATTTTTAGCTTTATTTTTATTTACATCATCCGATAAAGAACCTTTAACATCAAGAAGATCATTTATTGTAGCATTTATACTTTTAACATCATCTGCATTTGTTAAATCAAATTGACTATAAATAGAATTAAGCATAGCATTATTTTGCTTAATAATATTTTCTGCATCAATAGCAGATTTCTCAGCTTGTTGATAAAGATTTATACTAGTAGGGTCAGTAGAATTTGCATATTTAGCCATAGTGGCTTTAGCATTATCTAGAGCATCAGTAGCTGTTTTAATATTTGTATCTACTATAGACATCATTGCATTAGCTGGAAGATTTGCTCTAGTAAATCCAATAGCTTCTGTCATTTGCCCTTTAATCTTCTCTAGTTGCTCTCTTTTAGCTTTAAGAGAATCAAGTAATAGATTGTCGAACCATTTAGTATCAGTCTTACTTTCAATAGCTGTATAAGCTCCTATTTTAGCCATATTCAATAACGCACTAATACTATTTTGAGTATAAGCATTATTATAAACTAATCCCATTCGTTCTTGATAATCCGCATCGGTTTCACTTTCTTTTTGCATTAATTCCGGCATAGAACGCATTGTACCTTCTTCTAAATATCGTTGCATTACTAGAGGGTCACTCATAGCAATTTGCTTTTGAGAAGAAGTCAAATTAGCAAAACTAGAGTTCATCAACATTACTTGTTGCATTCGAGGATCAGTAGCAACTTGTTGTTTAATCATATCAGTAACAAGTTGATCATTAGTGCCACCTTGTTTATTATTAAGCCATTTATTTATTTCAGCTTCTTTAGCCATAGCTGTTCTAAATTCAGGTTTACTAGCAAGAACAGCACTGAATACTTCACGAATTTCGTCTTCACTTACTGATTCAATAGTAGTATCACGAGTAAGAATACCTGACAAATTACCTCCTCTACCAGCGATAATCTTTTGAGCAATGGCTTGAACTTTAGGATCTGTATTAGCACCATTCATTAATTCAGTTACATCATTAATAAATTGAGCATTAAATACAGAACGTTTATCTGCTTTCCATGCTTTCATCATTTCAAGAAGTTCCTTTTGATAAACTGAACGATCATGACCTTTACCTAGAGCTGTGCCAAAAGCACTAATAGATTGTTTACCATTACCCCCAAGACTACCTCCTGCTTCATTAAATCTTTCAAGAATCATAGCTCTATTTGCCGCTTTATATTCTTCAGGTGCATCAGATTGTTCATTAGCTTGCATCATAGCATCAAATTGAGCTTTATTGCCAAGAATAGTTTTAACTCCTTCATCAGTTAAAAATCTACGAGCACCATCTGAAACAGCAGTATCTGCAAAGAACCAACCCCCATCTTCATCAACTTTCTCTTTAATAACACTTTGAGTTTCATCTATTTTACTTGCAAGAGCTTCTTCATCTTTACCTTGAATAGCATTATATTCAGACATCTTAATCGCCATTTCATTATATGCATTTTCATTTCGAATAGCACGTTCTTGCAAAGAAGACATAACTGCAAGATTTTGATCCATCATTCTAGCACGAGGAGTAAACATATCTTGCATTTCATTACGTTTAAAGTCTTTACCCGACTTAACAACTATATTTTCAATACTATTTATGATTGCCATAAGAATTAAATTTGTATATACAACAAAACTCCGGACGTTAATCCGGAGTTATAACAGCAGTTAATTAAGCACATCTTTTACCACCATATCTTTTCTTAACTTTACCACCACATCTTTTACCTTTAAGAGCTACAGCATCTTTACCGAAAAGTCTTGATATTTGTTTATCTGATAGATTCTTTAAGAAGCCTATAGACTTATCATTAGATAATAGATGTAATATATTAGAATTACGCTTATCATTGAGAAGAGTATAATCATTAAGCATCTTCTGAACATCACCTGTCAAACCTACAAGAGCATCTCTTATACCTGTATTGCCTTCAGCTAATAAAGAAGCAGCAAGATTAGCTTTCTCAAAAGCATCAACTTCATTTTCATATTTAATCTGTTTGTTCTTAGCAGCAATTTCAGAATTCATTTGACGAGCTTGATTTCTAATATTAAGTTCTTGCATTAACTCATCTTGTTTTAGTTTACCTAAAGCACTAGCACCTTTACTTCTAGCTCTAAGCATAGCTTGTCTTGCTACAGGAGCACTAGATGAATTAGATTTAACAAAATCTTCAATAGCAGAAATTTGATCAATAACTTCTCTTCTAGCAGCATCAGTATTTATATCCCATTCAAGATTTACATTATCAAGATATTCTCTTTTAGGAATTGGCATATCAGAAATGCTCTTAGCAAGTTTACGTTTACTACGACCTTGCATAAGACTACCTATAAGATTGCCAGCAGCACCTATTAGATTACCACTTTCATCTGAAATAAATCCACCTAAATCATAACGTTTAGTTTTACCTCCACATCTTCTAAGCATCATAGGAGTCATAAGATAAGGATTAGGATTAATCATCTGTTTAGTTGGATTATAAACTTGAATATTTAAATCACTAAAAGGAGATACTTGAACAGAACCACCATCAGCTTTTTTAATTCTACCTCCACATCTCATTCCAACTTCGCTAAGTACTGCATCTTTTATATGAGGAGGTAATCCGGATACAACAGCTTGACGTTTATTCATAGCATCTTGAGCCATAAAATTAGCAATTATATTAGCTCCAATTGTAGCACCACTCGTAGCTCCTGCGTTTATAGTAGGTGTAATAGGAGATACAGTTTGAATATCCATTTCAGCAAATTGAGGAGTAGGTGCTACAGATTGTAAAGGTGGAATAGCTAAACCTCCATTAGGATATTTACGTCTATCTCCACAAGCAAATATAGAACCTCCAAGAGCAAATTCTTGTTTAGGCTCTGCAACATCACCTGCTTCAGCTTTCATAGCTTCTTGTTGATTATAAAGATTATTCAATTCAGCTTGAACTCCATTAATTTCAGCAAGAAGTCTATTGTGTCTAGCAGATTGCTTTTCAGTATTACGAGCATTAGTGTTACGATCTATAGCATAAGTACTACGATCTGTAAGTCGTAAAAGACCACCTAGCATTACAGAACTTTTAGCTAACTTATCTTCAAGATAACCTTTATGTAGCATAAGAGGTTTAGCAATATCTGCAAAAGTTCTATTTCCTAGCTTAAGAGTATCACTAAATATATAATCAGCATTACTTCCATTGAGTATTGCTTCACCGCCTTCCACTTCTGCATTTGCTCCATAAGGAACACCTCCTTGTTCATGACTAGGTCCTTCAACTATTGCTGCATTAGATGCAACTTGATTTATAGAACCTCCATCAGCATATCTTTTACGTCTACCTCCACATCTAAAAGCAAATTCATAATTTTCTTTTGTAGGGGCACCAATCATATTATATTGATTACTAACAGTTTGAGTATTACCTGTAGGTATAGGATTATCTCCATAAATATCTATAGGATTTGTATTAATTGTAACATCATTTAAAGCCTGTTGATCAATACGAATATCATCTTGACCAAGCTCATAATTCTTAGTAATATCTGCTCTAATAGCAGCTTCTCTAGCTTTACGTTTTTTTCTTCGTCCACCAAAGATACCACTAATCAAACCTGAAACACCACCGATAATACCTCCAATTACTCCACCGATTGCAGTTCCAACTCCGGGAACTATACTTCCTGCTGCGGCGCCTACCGTAGAACCTATTCCTAGACCTTTAGCTAAACCGCTTTTAGTTTCAGCGCCTTGAATACCTCTACCTGCACCCCAGCTACTTCCAGTAACACTATTAACATTATCTCTAGAACCTCCTAGATCATAACGTTTACGTCTACCTTTAAGTGTTTTAATAGCACCACCATAACGTTTATTCTTTTCTATCCACATATCTAATTCAGGATTATGTTTTCTAAGACCAATAATGCTTTTCATAGCATCAGACATTTTACTAACATCTGAACCAGCATCTCCGGCTTTATATACAGAACTATTATATTTAACAGGATTCTTTTGAAAATACTTTAAAGCTTGAACAGTAGGATCATAAGATTCAACATAGTTCTCAGCATTAATCATACCATTTACTAAAGCATTAGGGAGTTTACCTTCATTTAACCAATTGTTAAGACGTTTACCAAAGTATTCTTCACCTTTACGAGTTAAATTGATATTTCTACCACCAAAACCATCATCTTCATATTCGAATAATTCTTTAGAATTAGCGTCTTTACCAACCAATTTAGATAAATACGTATTAACTTTAGTAACATTATCAGGATCTATATGATCTAATCCTAATAACTGAGCAGGATTATATGTATCACTTTCATTATATGCTTTAAGATTTTCATTCATCGCTTTAGTTACATCTTCTTTAGAAGTTTCACCTTTACGACCTAGAAAACCTCGTAAATGAGGATTAACACCAAATGTAGATTCAGTATATGCTAGAGCAAGAGCTTTATCAATACTAGAACCTTTAACTTTCTTTGCAGCTCTAATTATATCATGCAAAGGAGTCGTTTTAATACGCATTGGAGAAATAGAATTTCCATGTTGATCTTTAGTAAGTAAAATGCTATCATCATCAGGATTATAATATCTATCTCCATTAGCTTTAAATAAAGCTGCATTATATTCAGTTTCAAACATTGCTTGCAAAGCTCGTGAAACTAAATGATCAGGATAATAACTATCAGGAATAATAAAATCAGAAGAATTCTTATTTTCACGAGCTATTCTTCTACTTCTATTATCTGCATAATCATCTTCAAAAGCATTTATGTAATCATAGAACTTTCTAGCAAGAGCAAGACGTCTATTTACATATTCTCTATCATTACTATTAGTTTTAGTTTTACTTTTAGGCATACTTAGTATATTAACAGAGTTCCTCTCGCTTCCACAAGCTCTTTTCCTACCGGGGTCTACAGAGTTCCTCTAAGTTCATAATCTAGTATTCTTAGTAACAACAACGTTAATATCATATAATCTAAGTTCAGCTTGTTTGATATTAGAATCTTTACTAGTAATATCAATATTATCTGAATACTTATCTATGATAGCATTGACATTAGTTTCATTAATATCTTCGTTAGTAGTAGTATCAATAAAACGATTTAAGTACACCATTGTTATATACCCGAACTGATTCTGAATCTTGCTATATTCATACCATGCTTTAGGCTCATATTTCATTCCTAAGAGACGATCTATTTCAAAAGGTATATTAGATGGATTGAGAATTTGGAACGCTCTATCGTTGTCTATATGGTCTTCTATGAGATTCCATAAATAGCGTCCAGCTTTATATTTAAGAGTATGGTCATCATACCAAGTTTCATCTAGAATCATTGGAAGAATACCAGTACTTTGAGTATCTGTATTAATCATTAAATAATCAATAGTCTTATCATATAAGAATTTAATCTTATCAGCAGTAAGATGATTCCAATTATGAACAAGTGCGCTATTCCATTCAATATGATTAAATAACTTACTAACAAGAGGTTCTTCATTATATATAAATTGAGCAATAGATGGCATTATCTTATTATCAAAATATATACACTTATTAGGAGCATTAATCTTATAAATCTTAGTATTATTTGTATCAACAACAAATGTACCTAAGCGATTCGACCAAGTAATAATAGGATTATAAGAATGAAAACTAATCCATAAATTAGTCTTAAGGTTATATGAAATCGTATAAGTATTATCTGGATTATTAGAAACAAATATGATACGACTATTATAATCATCGAATATAAAGAAATTACCATTAGTATTTAGAGGATTAATAGCATTTTCTTTAATATATTCTTTAAACCAACCTTGAAGACCTATAGATGAAATATCAGATACATCTGATTCACCTTTAACATGATATATAGTACCTGTAAAGTTATCACAAACGAAATAACCATATCGAGTAATAATAGAAGAAAACTTATTATTACATCCAATCTTACCGGTATTATTAAAGATAATTTCAATAGGAGTTCTTTCAAAAATATCACTAGTACCAATATAAGTTCCATCTTCTTCTTGATTAAGACTATCTTTAACAGATGTTACAAATAGAGTATGTTCCATTTGAATATAAAGAGATTTAGCATCTGATAAAAGATTTACAATAGAACCTTTAGTAATAGGAATATCTTTATAAGAATCAGCTTTAAATTTACGCCAACCAATATCATTCGATTCCATATTATTAACATTAGAACGAATAATTCTAGCAGCAAATGTATCTTTTAGATTATCAGTAGATTTAAATTGAGTAATATCATTGAAACCTTTCCAATTCATTTCAACATCATAAGCACTTCCATCTTCTGTATGCCAAAAATTATCAATAACATAATCTCTATAACCTAAATCAATAATAGAATCATAATCAAAAGTAGTCGGATATATATCCATAGTATGAGGTGCATATTCCTCACTAAGACCACTTGTGAATTTATTGATAATAGTATTGATATTAAATTTATTAGCTTTACCAGAGAAATTATTATTAGCCGTAGTACCTTTATATTTAATAATAGAACTATTTACATTTTTACCACTATGAAGTGCAAGAAAATTCATTCTACTTTTAATATAATAAGTAACAATCATGCGATGAATATGATAAATATTATTATTATGATGAGTGGCATCTCCAACATTATTAAATTTATTTGAAGGACAAGTGCAACGTTGAGTAACACAAGCCGGAAATGTATCACCAATAAGAATAATTTCATCAATATTCTCTATAGGATATATACTAGATGCAGCAACTAAAGATAAATTAAATAAATCAGGTACAGGAATTGTATTAACATCATAATAACGATTTAAATCTACAATACCTCTATTAAATATAGTAAACGTATCAAAGTTATAATATTTCTTATTCTCATTATAAAGAAGAATCCAATTTGAATCATCTTTATTAGATACTTCAATAATAATAGAATTATATTCTTCAGCCGTAAGAGTTTTAACAGTAATTTCACTACTTAAAATTATAGTAGCTTCTTTTTCATCTGTTATAATTTCCCAAACACCTTCTGAATTTTGTTTTAAATATTCAGCATTATTATAACCATTAGCGTATATAAGTTTCTCTTTAATAGTAGTTAATTCTTGTCTATAACTATCAGAATCATCATCTTTGGTTATAACAGAGATAACTCTAGTTTGAGTTCTTACATCTCGTTTAATACCATCAATTTCTTCATCAGCTTGTTTATAAACAATATCTGTAAGAGACTCATTAGGTAAACTAGTTCCACCTTCGCTATCAGTACCTTCTTTAGCTAATCCAAAGATATTTTCTTGAAGCATAGTAGAACCATTAATTAATTTGAAACTACTATCACATCCAGCATTAGATATAGCACTATTATTAACAGGATAAAAGTCTGCATTAAGAATTGTAGGATACGGAGCATTATTTGCAATATCTGTAGTTTCTGTGTCAAGAATAGAATGAACAAGATCTCCAGATTCCCAAGGACCTTTGATATGATCTCCCCAATCAGTAAACATATTAAAATCTTTACTTGTCTTAGGCATATCAGTCTTCTTAGTATATTTACTAAGCCTATCAAAAGCACCTAAATATTCACCGGCATTAATTGATTTATCAGGAGTATTAAGATTCTTACCATTAAGAAGATTTTCTTGAATGAGAGAATTTAATCTAGCTCTATCTCCTGCATTCCATGCTTGATGAATAGCATCATTTCCCCATTCAGTACCAGAACCACCTTCATAATTATTAAGGCATATCTTAGCTTCCTTATTATACCTAAGACCCTTAATGTAGAATGAAGGTAATACAGTATTAGTAACAAGATATTCAATAGGATATAATCTAAAACGACTTGCGGATCTAAAAGGGTCTTCATAATTATCTCCAATTACATCATTAGTTCCTATATCACGAATAGTAAGGCATTGAGAAATCCAGTTTGAAATCTCAGGTGTAGATTTAGCATAATAAATAGCATAACTTTTAATACTATTTTTAAATTTAGTAATATTAATATTAGTATTAAAAACTGAAACAAAAGTATTCATATTAACTTTAGCTCCATACAAATCAAGGGTTTTAGTTTTAGACGCATTGATTATATGAGCATAAGTTCCACGAGAATTTTTAATAGGAAAACTATTTATATATTTACCTTTATGATCTATAAAAGTAATAAAGAAATAATAAACTTCATCTTCCTTAAAAGAACCACTATTAGATATATCTTTAGATTTAAAGAAATCTCCAACTTTACCACTTCCACTATGAGGAGTAACAGAAGTATTAACAAAATCTTTTACACCACTAAATTCAGCAAACTTAACAAAATCAATTTTAATTTTTTGAAGAAGAAGTTCACCATCAATACTTGTGAAGAAATCAGTAATATCTTTATATTCAGGAGTAACAACATTACCTCTAAGAAGATAACCATCAAAAGATGTTTGAGCTTCATCTTTAGTATAAGCTGTATTACTTATAATTATATCATCTATAGAAATAGATTTCATCTTGGATATAGTAGTAAAATCAAAAGTACTATTGACAGATGGAATATTAATTTCAAAAGTTTCATAACCTTCTTCTGTAGTAGGACTTTTATATACTATAGCTAATTTGTAAGTACCTGCTTTACTAAATTTAAATCTAAATCCCTTTTTAGTTACATCACCTATAGCAATGTTCTCACCATAATCAGGAGCGGCATAATATACAGGAGATAATAGAGAATAATCACTATATGTTCCATCATGTAATTTAATAGATGTTGCGAATTGATAACCTCCAGCTTTAAGACCTCCAGCAATAATATTAACATCTAATGTGGGAAATACTATATCAGGAATGAGATTAAGAATATATTCAAAACCTTCTTTAAATGTAATTGTAGTAACATTATCTTCAATAATAGGATTTTCAATATATCCTTTATATTTACTTTGAGCTTCAGTAATATATAGGATACGAGTTTCATTATCACTAGATACACCTTCAGTAAATGTTATAAATAAATTAGTTTCATCAATATATGTAAATGTACCACTAATAGGATGATCTATAGTAAAATTAAAGTTACCTTGAAATACAATAGTTTTAATATCATCTTTATCTTTAGTTGTTTGATATATATAAACTATTTTATCGAGAGTACCTTTAAAAAACAAAATGACGCCTAACGGAACTTCAATTTTACCAACTAAAGTTCCGTAGACGTCTAAGTCTTTTTTATAAACCTCAAAACCATTCTCGTTAATCAGAGTATTACCATCATCATTATACATTATATTTAATGCAAATGATTTAACACCATTTCTGACTGCACCGGGATTAGCATTTGGATATAAACCATCATTTATATTCATAATTAATTCACATAACGGTTTTTCATGTTTAAAAAGAAGTTCAACATAGATTTACTGCAATCATCTCGTTTATCTTTAGTAAGCCTATTGCAAGCATTACGAACTTTTATTTTAGCATTGTCGTATGCTATTGCAGGATTAGTATAAGGATTATTTTCTTTCAAATTCATAACAGGATGACGGTAATTACGTTGAAGAATACGCATCATAACGAAGTTCTTTAAAGCATCAATAAGAACATCATTATTAGGTATAAGAGGAACATTGATTTTAAGTATTTCATCTAGTGTCATTGGCAAGCCGTGATATAACAGCCCTAACGTTCCTTTTCTGACATTCAGATGCAAATACGATCCGTTAATCGAGTAAGTGTATAAACTCTCTCTAGTGGCTCGTATGAAGTCAAAAACAACGTTTTCTGTCAGATTCCAGCCTATCGGGAATGAAACGGCAAGTGGTATATAGTTTCCACTATCATGTTCAAATGGAGCAGGATTAGTAGTAAAATCAGCACGTTTTCCACCAATAGTAACTAAACGAACATTTTTACAACCTTTAGGAAGTTCACAACGATAATCATCAAAATCAATAGTTTCTCCTATGTTAATATAATGTTGCTGAATATTTAAATCAGCAAGAGCTTCACATATCCAAGTAGGAATACGAGTAATGAAATCCATAGAATGAACATCATAATCTTCAATAATCCTATGAATAACAACACTAGAGCTAATCAGATTTTGGTCTAATGTATTCATCTACTTCATTGTTTTTAGTACGTTCACGTTTACTCTTAGCATGAGGATACCTATCCATAATAGTAGGATCATGCTGTCGAATATATTTAAGCTTAGCGTCAAATGCAAGATTATCAGCTTTAATAACTTCCTCTATTGTCTTATATTTAGTAATCTTACTATCAGTATTAATATTAATATGACAATGAGTAGGATGATATTTATAAAATATTTGATTAGGTACAACATCTACACCCATTCTATGACGAATCCATTTACAGAACCAATAATAAGGATTATCAGATTTAACTTTCCAATTTTTACCATAAGGGTTAAGAAAGCTCTGAACTTCAATACCCGCAGCAATCATTTCATCTCTAAGACGAAAAGATGCAGCCCAATCAACAGATTCTCTAGCAACAGCACGTTGTACTTGATAAGTACCAAGATATGTACCAAGTGAAACACTACCACCACGTATCAGAGTTTCTATAAGACTCTTATTAAGACTTCGTTGAATCTGATTAAAAATACTATGAGGAATACGACACATCCAATCATAATATCTAATAATTGCAAGTAGTTTAGGAATACGAACTGTACAAAGATAAGCGAATCGATTATAAGTAATACGAAGAGATACTGCTTTAGCTTCGTTACTCCAATCAAGCTTTCTTAGAAGTTTAACTCCTTTTACTTTCTTACCTAGAATCATATTATCAAGTAACTCTTTAGTTATCTTGTTAGATTCAAGTAGATTCAGATTAGCATAACAAATATTAGCTAGATTATTACGTCTAACATAAGTATTATGCAAATCTTTACTAAGTTTCTCAATAGTATTATAGCAATACTCTTGATAATCGTGGTAATAGTGTATAGATTCCATATAGTTTATTCTACTTTATTATGGATTAAACGTTGAGTTCCATTAGGATCATTAGGAGCATAAGTACTATCACTAATAATCTTAACTTCATGTTCTGTAGGCTTAATACCAAATTCAGTTCTTAGAACCTCATATGTTATTCTTTCTATCATATCTGCTGGAAGTGGAAGTTCAATATCTTGACCATCATCTTCCATATACATAGTAATAACATCTTCAGGATTTTCGGCTACAAATACAATCGTTACAAACTTATAATTTTTAGCATCAATCTCAAAGTTTTTGAGAGTATTTTTGATGATAATTTTAAGTTTACCATTAACGACTTGATACACTCCCCAAACCCCAGTAGGGGAATAGACTGTGGTCAAGAGAGGAACTATGCTATTACTAGCGTATTTATATGTAATAAAACTACCATCATCATGCTGTGTATATACATGAAGAAACGGTGCATCATTAGGCATACGTAAAGGCGTTGGAACTCGATGCTCAGTAGTAAGAATCATATCTTTAGCACCAATTCCAGCATAGGTATTTTCTAAATCAGTAAGCGGAATACAGATTAAAGGTACATTAAAGCTAACTTTAAGAACCTCATCTACACCATTACGTTCAATACTTTGACGAATAAAAGTAGCAAAGAGAGACTTACATGCACTCTTTGCTCTTTCTTGAATGCTATGATCACCCGGCTTACCTAATATATTAGAAATTTTACTTCCTAGTTGATTAAGTGTTGCCATAGTAATACATTAAACAATTCGCCAAGTTTTATTAGTTGAAATACCTAACACTTTAGTTTCACCACGAGGGATGAATTTCATATGATTAGTTGAAAGTTCAAGTATAGAAGTATCTTGTCTAGAACCTTTTATAATAGGACGATTTTTAACAGGAACAACTCCATGCCAAGGACCACAATTAACATATTTATTAGTAACTCGGATAACGTTCTTTAGATTTTTTGAACCCATACCACACCTAGGCGGTAAACTAGTTCTTGCGTAAATAACTGTCATGGTATATTAGTTTTTATGAGTGTCTTCTGTCGCATCTATAACCATAGTCATATTGCGAGAAATACGATTGTGATTTTTCCAAAATATTTGCATTATATCAGTACTAGGTTCAAAATCATTTTCAAACTCAGCACTTAAAAATCCAATAGGCATATCAGTTTTAAGATCTCTAATGAGAATACTAACAGCAGTATTACAATCTCTCGATTTAAGATCACCAACGTACATACTAGAATGATATTTAGTAAGATTACTCATACGAAACACATACTTACTATCTCTATATAAACGTAGAATTGTATAAGGCATTATAGAAGTAAGCACATTACTATAACGAACCTTATAAGGATTTGTTATACTAATATCATAATCTTCTGCAATAACAGTAAATTTATCCATGTTAATACCATTACAAAATTTACCACCATTATGAAAGTATGCTATATAAACACCTTTAGCATTTAGAGCATTTCTAACATTAGAAGCTATTTTATCTAATTGCATCCAACATTCAGCTTTAGATGCTAGAATATCAGTTGTAATCTTACGACGTTTTTTAGCAATCCATTCTTTAACGAAGACAACACCTATAGATGAAACGATAACACCAATCAAGTTTAATATAGCAATAAAAATACCACTCATTACACAATTTGTTTTATAATTCATATTCGTGTATTTAGAAAGTTGCTATAAACAAAAAAATCCGACTACTAGCGGAACTAGCAGTCGGATTAGGAATAATTAAAATTGCCTTAATATAAATAACATCTGTGACTAAATGCTATTGTATGAACTTCTTCCAAGGAATATCTTCGTCTTTACCCTTAATATCAGCAAGCCATCTTTGGAATGCTATACCTTCATATCCATCAGGATCAGTAATGAATAGATAAGCATAAATAGCGCATTCATGATGCTCAGTAAATAAGCGACCATAGAAATCAGCGTATGCCATATTCATCACGTAGGTAACATCATGCCAGTTAGCATTGTGAATATCATTCATATTATACTTATGCCAAATCTCTTTAACCTCCTCTAAAGTATAATGATGATGAGTGCCATTACGATTTTCCATTTTAGAAACAGCCCATTCACATAAGTCTTTAGTAAAATGCTTACCGTAAAGTTCTTTATATTTTCGACAATCCCTCTTTCTTACATCTTCGTTTTCGTGAAGCATTTCAGTATGCTCATGCGGGTCTTTCATCATGACTTACATTATTTTTAAGAGAGTTATCAATTTCACGTTTAAGGTTCTGAAAAGCCGTAGCTTCAAATTCAAAACCAAAGATATTTACAGAACCTTTTGCAGTAGCTTTAGTTATAGCTGAATCAAGATAACTATTAACTACTTTAGGTATCTGTTCATCTGGAATGAACTTAGATAACTTAGCCAATTGAGGCTTAATAATATAATCAAGTGTAGGCTCAATAATAAAATCTAATTCATTAAGAACATTATAAGTAGATAGATCTAAACCAAAGAAACTACTCATAAATTTACCAATACCTGAAGTGACAGGAATCTTAATTCCACCGCCAATAGTTTTAACTATAGGAGTGAGCCATTTACGTACAGCTACTGCAACAAGTTCTGAATTATTCATATTGCTCTAAGATTAAGCGTTAGCGGCAGGAGTTGTAGCATTCGGATCTGGTACAGCAGGACCAGCAGCACGAGCCGCTATTTCAACAACCGGACAAATTTGAGTAGCATCAATCTTCTTAATATAGCGAACATAGTTACATTGACCATAATCAAAAATTTGATCATCAGCAGCTTTACGACGTTCAGCTTCAAGAGCGATAGCAGATTTCAAATCACCTCTAACATCTAAGAACTCACGAGCAACCTCTTTCTTGAAACATTCAATATCTTGTTTGTTAAGAGCAGACTCTTTATCCAAACGAGCAAGAGTTTCGAAAGTAATTCTGTCATTAGCTTGTCTAATTTCACGTTCTTCTTTAACCAAAGCCAAAGCTTCTTTGAAAGTATTGATTCCAATAGAATCAGCATATCTTTCTGACTTCTCTTTAGCTAATTCAGACATTAAACTAGAAACAAATTGACTTTCAGTGAAAGCAGTACCACCAACTTGATTATTACCACAAGCTCCACCAAACCAATTTTTCAAACCTAATCCTGCAAAAGCAGCAAGACCTAGAGAACCTGCAACAGTGTTGTAGTTAATTTGTCCCTTAGGGACTTTAACCCCAGTTTCATTTTCGTTAGTCATAATAATTATTTGTTTTAATGCATCTCGACATTGAGATGCACAACAAATATATTACTATAATCAGCAATGATAAGAATTAGACTTATAACATGAACATTAATATTAATACTTGAATTTTGTATTCAAGGATTCTCTTTTAGCAATTGCCTCATCAATTTTCGCATTAATGGAGGGAACACTAATGTAATCCATAAAAGTAACATAACCTATATGATAAACATCAGCAATTTTATTCTTCCAAATCCAACGATAACTTCTATCATCATTGATATAAGTTTTAGCAATATCCTGAATATCTCTAATTAACAAGAGTTTATTCAAATTAGTATAAGTCACGGGTGTCATACTGGGAAATTTAAATCATTAATAGAACGTTTAGTCTATGATATAAGCGAGCAATGATTTTCCTCGATATGACAAAAGGGAGTACTACGTAATTTAGCAGTAACACTCCTTTAGTCCGCGATCATACGCTTTTAGAATCAGCAAAATGCCGTTTTATAGCTTTGAGTATAGGTTTGATAATTAAATCATACCCAAAGGTACATATTAGAAAAGATAGCAGCACCGTTTCCAGTGAAGCATCTAATTTGTATAAGTAAAGCACCATAGTTACAATACCTACGATTAAGCTAACAAGAGACTTGAAGTATCTCGGTAGTTTCTTCTTAGCAATCTTAGTAGCAATCTCGTTAATACCATAAGTAGCTAAAAGCACAATAGCAATAAAAGCAAAGCTTATAGAATTAAAGAGATTAAAAACAATTGTTTCTTCCATAGTTTAAACTGTATAAAAATCAAAGTTTACAATATATGTACCTACTGAATTTTTAAACGTAGCAATAATTTTATTAGAAATAAGTACTATTGGAAATCCATTTCCACAAGAAATCATAAATTGAGAACCATTTAGACGTAGATTTATATAAGGCGATATATTTTGAGTTGCAATTTGTAAATCACTAAGTTCATCACTGAACTCAAAAATTATATTAACACCACCAGAACCTATATTCTCAGTTTTATAATCCATAAGGGTATGAATATTCAAACTAGTAGCATCATCAGGAACAATAACAGATGATAGGTTTTGACCTCCTAAATAAAATTCTTTAGAACCAATAGTCACCTTAGTAGGTCTTCCTGATTGGCCTGTAAGTCTAATAGATTTAACTTTAAATGTACCTATTTTCTGATCAATAGTTACGGTTTTACTTACCTCCCCCTCCTGCTACGGTTATTATACCGTTTCTAGCAGCTCTAGTATTTTTAGCGGCAACAACATCAAAACTGCCATCATTATTTCCACTAGTAGGACTAATGGAAACCCAATTAGGTTTAGCCATAATAATTACGTTTAATGATTAACTAGTTTATACAAGAAAAGGTCTAGTAGATACCTTAGTACCCACTAGACCCACAATATTCAAATGAAAGTTAGATTATGAAATCGTCCAAGCGGTATTGGTAGTAATCGTAATCTGTTTCGTTTCACCAGCAGCAGCAAAAGTCAAAGAAGTTGGAGATACAGACAAAGTAGCATCACCAGCAGCTTGATTAACAGTATATTTCTGACCATTAACAGTAATATGTCCGGTACGAGTATTAACTGTCGGGTTAGCAGCAGCAGTAAACGTAATCTCGAAAGCATAAACATTACTTGCTCCCGGATCACCTTCGATAGGTGCACCTGAATTATATTGCTTAGTAGCAACTACTAATTTACCAGCAGTCAACCAAGCTGAAGCATCTGAATCAACAGCGAACGTAATAGAAGCCAAGTTAGAATTACCTGTAAACTTCTTAGCTTCACCTGTTTTAACGAAAGCTAAAGATTGAGTGGTAACATCCCAAATGCTAGAACCTGACTGTTGTATTGCAACCTCTTCCGTTAAGTCTTCAACCGTTACAGTAATAGATCCTGAACGACCTTCACGTCCTTTATAAACAGGAGCCGTAACATCAACTTGTGAATTACCTGTACCTTCAACAGCAGATAACGTAATCCAGCTCGGTTTTGCTTTTAATGCATAAGCAGCACGCATAACCGGAGCACCAACTCCATCAACTAAACCACCAATTTCCACCGCAGTGGCTCTTTCATCTAAAGAAGAATTTGAAATCATAATAATGACAATTTAATTATTTATAAATAGATTTTGAGTTCCGCACGCTTCCACATCACCTTCTCTACTGGGGTTTGCAGAGCGTTGCGGAACTTTTAATAGTTTAAGAAACAGTCCAAGAAACATTAGAAGTTACATTAACAGTTTGAGTACCTCCTGATGCCTCAAATTCAAGACTTGTTTTATCAAGATTCAAATAAGGATCTTGTTCAAATGTAGCGGTATAAGTAGCATCTTTAGTTACAGTGACTGTTCGCGTAGCACTCGTATTACCATCGCTCCATTTAACAAAGTGATAACCGGAATTAGCCGTAGCTTTTAGTGTAGCAGACGCATTGTAATTATAAGTACCACCACCACTAACTGTACCACCTGTACCAGCAGTAACTGTTAATTTATACTGTCTAGTAGATGCAGTCCATCTAGCATACCAAGTCTTATTACCAGTACATTTTGTTGAAGTAGTCAACTGAGTACCACCTGTTGAAGCATCAGTATCGAACCAACCTGCAAATGTATAGTTGTTAGCCGCGGTAGAAGCTCTACTTGCCGTAGGTAATGTACTAAGTGTAGCATTATAATTTAATGTCTTAGTTGTATCACCTGTACCTCCATTTGCATCAAATGTCCAAGTATAAGAATTAATTGTCCAAACAGCATAATATGTAACATTAGCTGTTACTTTAGTTGTTATACTAACATTTACTGTACCTGTCTTAGACGTAGACCAACCTTTAAACGTATAACCTGTTCTAGTTGCCGTAGGCAATGTACCTAAAGCATCATTATAATGGAATGAGCTAGAAGACTTACTAGGAGTACCACCATTTCCATCCCATGTAACAGTATAATTTTTATAAGTTGAAGTCCATCTTGCATACCAAGTTTTATTAGATGTTACCTTAGTAGTAGTAGTTAATTTAGTTCCTCCACTAGATGCGGAAGTATCAAACCAACCTGCGAAAGCATACGTATAAGTATTATCTGCACTTCTAGTACAAGTAGGCAACGTTCCAATAGTGGTATTATATTCTTTAGTTATAGTTGTAGCAGAAGGAGTATTACCACCATTCTTATCAAATGTAAACGTATAACTATTGATAGACCATCTAGCATACCAAGTTTTAGTTCCAGTAACTTTAGTAGTTGTTGTAGCTTGAGTACCACCACTTGCAGCAGATGTATCAAACCACCCAACAAATGTATAACCTGTACGACTAACAGTAGGCAATGTGCCAAGAGCTGTATTATAAGCTTTTGTTATAGTTGCGGGACTTACAGTTCCACCCCCATTTGCATTGAAAGTATGAGTGTAAGATTTAGTACTTCTAGTAACATAAGCATAATAAGTAACAGTTCCTGTAATTGCAGGAGTTTCTAAAGTTAATTCAGAACCAACTTTAGTTCCACCGCCATTAGCCGCAGTATACCATCCAACAAACGTATAAGTAAATTCAGCTGTGTTATTAGGCATAGTCAAAGTACAAGATCCTTTAGAATTGTATGCAACACTTTGACTAGTTCTATTCAAAGTTCCATAAGTTGTTTTATAACTTACAGTATAACTTCGAGTATTGGATGTCCAATGAGCATAAACAGTTGTGTCTTTAGCAGCCATCTTAGTGGCAGTGGTTACTTGAGTTCCTCCTGTTGCAGCAGTGTACCATCCAGCGAATGTATAAGTATATTGTGCATCAGAAGCTCTAGTAGGTGTAGGCAACGTACCATAAGCAGAATTATATTCAAGATTTTTAGACGTTGGAGTTACAGTACCGCCATTAGGATTAAATGTTAAAGTATAACTATTAATTGACCATTGAGCATAATATGTAATATCTTTAGTTACAACAGTTGTAGTAGAAATTTTAGTTCCACCACTAGAAGCTGTGTACCAACCAAGGAATGTATATCCTGTTCTAGTGCAAGTTGGAAGTGTACCTAAAGCAGTGTTATATTCTTTAGTAATACTAGAAGGACTTGGAGTACTTCCACCATTACCATTGAATGTAGCTGTATAAGAACGCTTAGTAGCTGTCCAATGTGCATAATAAGTAACATTTCCAGTCACGGTAGTAGTTGTTGATATTTGAGTACCACCACTGGCCGCTGTAAACCAACCTGCAAATGTATAAGAATATTCTGCTGTAGCTGCCCTAGTCGGAGTAGGTAATGTACCTAAAGTAGATCCATGAGTTTTAGAAACAGATGCAGGACTTACTGTACCACCGTTAGCATTCCAAGTAACTGTATAAGATTTAAGTTCAAATACAGCAGTAATATCTCTTTTACCTGTTATAGTAACCCTCAGAGGATTAGTAGTACTTTCTGAATATCCTCCAGAAGCACTAGAATCATTATATCTCCAATGTTTAAAATTATAACCTGTAGCAGGAGTTGCTGTAACACTAATTACAGTATTCTCTTGTCCAGTAATAGGATTAGGGCTAACAGTACCACTACCAGAAGGACTAATCTTTACTGTATCCGATACAGTATTAATAGCCCACTTAGCAGTTAAAGTGATATTTGCTGTAGGAGCAAATGTATAAGGATTAGCACTTGTAACCTTAGTAGTTCCATTATACCAACCATCAAATTTATATCCAGTTTTCCTTGAAGCAGTTACAGTAGCATTCTTACCATGTTCTACAGTTTGACCAGCAGGACTTACAATTCCCTTAGTTGTATCATCAGATACTGCATTTACAACATAGCTCTTAATTTGATATTTAGCAACAAGTGTTCTATTAGCAGACATTGTAACAGAAACTTGAAGACTAGAAGAAATCAAATTAGAACCTTCATACCAACCTATAAAACTATACCCTGTAGGAGCAGCTTTCGCAGTAATTGTTTGCGAAGTGTCACGATAATAAGTTCCAGTACTAACTCCAGCATTCGATGTAGAACCAATAGAACATTCTCCAATATTCGTTATTTCAGTTCCAGCACTATTAAGAGTTGTAGAAGAAACCTTTAATGTAAATTTATCTTGCTCTGTTTGAGTACAGTTTATAGTTTTAGTAATACCACTGACAGTAACAGTAACGATTGTTGTTCTGCTAGCACCAGGGTTTTTACTGGCAGTTAAATTTACAGTTTTATTACCCGTGCCACTCTTAGAAGCAGGGGTAAGCCAAGAAGCAATAGCCATCTTAGTACCCCCCCCCTAATTATGAAACCGTCCATTCGACGTTAGAAGTAACATTAACTGTCTGAGTTCCACCAGCAGCTTCAAACTCAAGAGAAGTCTTATCTAAATTTAAATAAGGATCTTGAATAAATTTAGCAATATAAGTCTTAGTTGTATCAATAGTAACACTAAAGTTTACATCATCTGAAATTTTAACTCCATCTTTCCACCAACCACCAAAACTATAACCTTCCGCAGCTGTAGCATGAATTGTTGCAGTAGTACCATCAACAAATTCTCCAGAATCAGTAGCTAAATTCTTAGCACTTCCAATTCCTACACCACCTTGCGTAGTATCATTAGTATCAGTTCTAACAGTTAGTGTAAACTTATCAGGTTCAGGAATAAGATCACAGTTTATAGTAACTTTAATATTCTTTTCAACAACAAAACTATACTCATTTTGACTATTTAATGAAACTTTAATTCCATCAACAAGAACATCTCCAAGAGTATAACCGGCACTTACATTAACTTTAATTTTACAAGTTTCACCATTAGCATAAGTTCTAGCTCCATCCATTGTAGCACTTCCATTAGGAATAGCTTCATATGTAACTTGGAACTCATCAGGGGCATCAACTTCAAATTGAGCAGTTATAGTTTTATTACTATCAACAATAACTTCTCTTGTAACAGAAGAAGGTGCTCCAGAATCAGTCCATTTAGAGAAATGATAACCATTATCTGCTAATGCTTCAACTGTAACTTTAGTTCCATCAACAATATCTGTGAATGTATGAGAACCACTATAATACTCGCTCCAATTATTGTTTAACTTAGCTCTACACTTTCCACCTGTTCCAGCAATAACCGTGAGTGTTCTCATTACTATCGCTTCAAATGATGCAATATGTACTGCATTTACACCCGATTTAGCTGTGAAGTTTGCAGGATTGCTTGATGTTTTCTCACTACCTGTAGTCCACTCTTTAAACGTATAATTACCTTTAACTTGAGCTTCAACAGAGTAAATTGAACCAACATTAACCTTAAAGGATTGTTCAGAACTAGACCAATTAGACCAAGAGCCATCTCCTATACGATAACGAGCTTCATTCGTGCCATCAGTTTGTACTTTAATAGTAACTTCTTCCGGTGGAATTTCAGCAAATGTACATGATAAACTCAAATCATCATGAATAGATTGTGAATATGGATTATCCATAGATTCAGAACCGTCTATATTCCATTTAGAAAAAGCAAATCCATTATCAGGAACAGCTAATACCTCTAATACATCTCCATCAGCAACGCTAACAGAATGTGATACTTTAGCGTCTGAATAAGATCCACTACCGATTTTATATTTACATTTACCATTCGTATTTGCGGTAATTGTAACATTATGATTCGTTATAGGAGGAGTATAAGCTTCTTTAAAGTAAGCAGTATAAGTTTTACGATCAAGACCTTCTTCTACAATAATGTTATTCTCATTGTTTGGAAGAGTAGCACCTGTAGGAGAAATCCAATTTTCAAACTCATATCCGCTATCAGCTTTACCTTCAATAGTAACAATTGTTTTCTCGGCAGCAGTTACTTCATGTTGAGCAGCCCAATTAGACCAAAGACCTTGAATATCTTTGTATCTAACTAAACCATTTGCATTAGCTACAACACTAAACGTGAAATATCTAATAGATTCAACAAAAGTAACCGTAACAGTAACATCTTGATTAACTACAACACTCCACGTACCATTACCATTATCCGTAATATTACCATCAGATGCAGAAACAGTTCCAACTTTCCAGCCTTGAGCAGGAGAAGGAACTATTGTTGCAATCTGACCAACTTGATAAATTCCAGCTCCACTAGCTGTACCTTTATCAGAAGGAGTAGTATTTACAGTAACTTTATATGTTTGAGGGGCATTAAGTTCAAAATATGCAGTATAAGTTTCATCTGAATCAACAATAAGATCATATTGAAGATTAGTAGAAACTAAGATACCTTTACTGTTTTTCCAATGAACAAAATGATAACCATCAATAGGAGCAGCTGTTATAGAATGTCTTGTACCTTTCGGGAAAGTACCTGCACCAACAACATAACCGGCAGTTGCAGGATAAGCATCTACATTAATATAGAAGTTATTAACAGGAGAACCTTCTTTTTCAAATACGCCTATCAAGTCCATATCTTTCTTAATATTGAAAGTCCAATCAGAACTAATAGACATAATCTCATTAGAATGGTACTCTTTCCAACCCATAAAGTGATAACCAGAAGCAGGTTTAGCATAAAGTTTAACTTGACTACCAGCTTCAAATTGAAACCTAAATCCATCAGGACTTTCATCAGGCATAATATGAGAACCAGTACAACCCACAATACCACCTTCTTCCGGAGAAGGAGTTAGACTAACTCTATAATAATTACGTTCGATATGACCTGTCTGTAAGAAATCTTGAAGATCCTTAATATAAGTCCAAGCTCTAATATATGTATCTTGACAACCACAAGTATTATTTCTAACACCACGACTAGGATGCACATAATTAGCTTTAAGACCTATACAAACTAAAGTATCATCTGTGAGAGATTCACTACCAACAATCAATTCTTTATCAATTGCGATAATATTACCATCTGTAGTCAGATTAATCTCACATCCTTTTTCATCATACATATAATAACAACCATCAGTACGATGATAAAAAAAACGAACGTTATGCTCACGCTTAGGAAATGTACCCGGAGGAAGAACTTGTTTTAACTTGACAATTTTAATATTACATTCCATAGCATTAAGTTTAAACGAAAATAACTACGTAGAACCGTTAAGCTCCACGTAGTTTACAATAGCAACTTAATCAGTTGCAGTATTTAATGCAATGGCATTATCTCCACTGCCTTTAGCTAAAACCTTAATGGCTTCTAATTTAGCAACAACTGCATCAATAACAGCTTCAGTACCAACAACAATTTGGAACTTACGTGGACTATTATTATCAGCAGCTATTTCAGGAAATTGATTAAATTCAGCAGTAGATATAACAAGATATGCAACCTTATCAAGACCTACTTTAGGATCAGCAATACCCCATGCTTCTTGCCACTCTTCATTCGGATTCCAACCCATATTAATCAGAGAATAACGTAAGTCTTCATCACTAAGAGCAACATCAGCTAAGAAACCAGACAACTTAGTATGTTCAATAGTAATAGTTCCATTAGCTTTTTGATCAGCTAACAAACCAAATACATTAACAGTAAGTTTCGTAGGTTGTTTAGCAACAACTGTAATATTAACACCTTGGGTATCTTTAGCAACTGTAATATCAAACAGCTCTTTATTATAAGCTGTAAGACTCATAGCTTTCTTAATCTTCTCAACAAGACGATCAAGAGTATCAGTTGCATGAATACGAACAGGTATCTGTACAATCTGAGGATTAGGATTAACAGTTAAACCGTGACGATACGGTTCAGAAGAAACAATTTCAATGGCACCACAGAACTCAGCATCTGCATTATATACAATTCCATCCGCAAGTTTAAGAGCGGGATTCGTAATACCTTTAAGAACAACAGTTTCCTTTTGATCATCTTCAGTATATTTACGAACGTTATAAGTGAAATTAAAAGGGTTAATATCAACACCTCTTTGATTCACATACCCGCCACTTTTAGTAGGAATTGCAGACATAATTACAAATGGCTCAGGTCTACCGGTAGTTGGCAGTTGAGTGCCATAAGCAGTACAAATGCCGAGTTGACCATTAGATAACTTAGTATCAACAGTAATATTATCGACAAATGTTTTTCCGTAACTAACAATTCTCATAGTAACGTATTATTTTAAAGAATTACTTTCATTTATAGCAACTTGATAACCGGGATCTTTAAGGATACCAAGAAGTTTTTGAGTTGCAAGATCAATAATCTCAGTTTTAAACGGAAGTTCAGAAACTTCATCTGTTACAATATTAAACCTAGTAGGTTTACGAAGATATGTAATAGCAACATCAGTGATAATGAATTTATCATCCATATCTACGAGCAATCGACCATTCTCGATTACACATATTGGATGTAGATGTCTATTAGCTCGATTATGATACGTTTGTAGCATATCCATACGTTGTACATCCGAAACTAAATCCATACCCGCAAATCGGCTTTCTTGTACCTTAGTTATCGTTCCATTAGCAGTTATAACTTCATATCGCCCTGTATAACGCTCGTTGTTGAATCGGTCTAATTTAATATCATACTTATCACCAACTATTATTAGCGTTGGCGTATCGAAGTAAAATATAAGCGATTCAGGGTAATATGAGCCTCTGTAATGTTCGTAGGTCACATTATAACCTTTTCTAAGTAATACAGAAAGCATATAGTTGATATACTCAAATAGACCATCTTTACGATAGATTTTAACAGGATAATGAAAAGTAATATTATCAGCTCCAATTTGAATATTGAAATCTTCTATATAGCCAGGAATAGTTTTAAATAGCTCACTAATATTTATTACATATATTCTAGTAGTAATAGATTCAGTAGTCCTATAACGTTTAAACTTATCGAATATAACACTTGCTGTATAAGAAACGCCATGTAGATAATTCGTAGGTAAATAAGCAAATCCTCTGTTACCCTCATTTGAAAGAAGGTAAAGAGGACTTCTATATGTATCTTTTAAAACCTGTAAATCATCGTAATAGCGTCCGCTTTCTTCAAAGGCTTTAATCTTTTGCGTAAGCAGTACGTCAATAGCTTCATTAAGAGCAATATCAATATACTGCGGACGAATGGATTCTTGCCTATTAGCATTAATCTGCTGAATCTTTTCATTTACAGCGATATGTGCTTCTTTACAACTACTATACATACTGACAGCTTTTTATTAATTTAGAACCGAAGCTTTATAAGCAGTGAAAAGTTGAGCTTTATATTCAACATTCTCAGGAGCAGCTAAATAAGCCATAACACCTTCAACTGATGAACCAAGAACAACTTCCGGACGCACAGTGTCAAAATAATTATCACCGTCTTTAGTAATAACTTGTGCAGCTAATAGCTTATAGACCTGTGCCATTGCTTCTACATTCTTATTATCAAACAGAGAAATAAACGCATCTGCATTTGTTTGTGAAAGTTCAGCTACAGCCGTCTGCAAATCTCCATGTTCCATCTTGATAATCGAAAGAGTATCAGCAGGAGCATTGCAAATAAGCATATTGCGAATACGCTTGTAAGAAGCCTCATCACCTGTGAACAACTGAGCCAACTTAGTAGCAGTATTAACAACAGTTTTGGTTTTAGCATCTTTCATACGTTTAACATCTTCAATGCTATGCAGATAAAAACGAATATTAGTTGATTTCTCAACATCTTCCGGTTTATTAGCAACAGTAGAAGTTAGAAGAGCTAAACGCCAAATGATATAGTCTTGAGGTTTAATTGGAGTCATATACATATATAGATTCTCTTCATGAACCGCAATACCATCCCCAAACAGCATAGCATCAAAAATAGCTTTCTCTAATTTATTAGGGGTAATATCTGTATTAATGCTATTTTTCTTAGCCCATTCAAAGATAGCATCACGCTTAATAGGATCATTAAGTGAAAACTCCCAACCAGTTTCCAATTCATAACCCTGAGCAGGAACTTCTACAGTAGAGTTCTTTAAATGCTTAAGAACGAGATCTTGAAAATTAACATTACGACTATCAGAAGAAGCTCCAATGATAGTAGGAAGAATAGAAGCCATCTCAGCAGTTTTACTAGATAAAGTAAGAACAGCTTTGATACTTGGACCGAAGATTGTATTAAAAGCACCAATACTTTTCTGATTCACTACTTGAAACATAGTAGGATTCAGTTTTAAAGCTAAGGTTATTTTGCGTGAGTATATCATATAGTTTATACTTTAATCAGTTTATACTTTACAATAATCGTAATGTACGCTTATTCAAAAATCATTTCAGCCCAGAAAGAAGTAGTACCATTAAGCATATTAATACCTTGAGAAGACATAACCTCATAAGTAGCAATATCCTCACGTGTACTTAACATCTTATTGTAAGCACCCCATTCTTTAGGAAGAGGAGTAATACCTTGGTAAACACCATATAAGTATTCACGACCTTCTTCACAAACAAGTTGGATATTAGGTTCACCCGAAGTATTATCAACAGAGTGATCCAAGAATACCATAGTATATGAAGTAACAGGGAAACCTCCATACATACGACCGTTCTTACGATCCATTTCAGCACGAGAACCACTATCGAACAAGTCAACAACTTTAACTGAAACGGTAGCTCCAGAATAGTGCTTATATTGATTAAAGTAAGCACCATAACTCAAAATACCACCACGACTTTGAATCTCTTCTGCACCAAGTTTATCGAAGTAACCGTTACCAATAGCTTCATTCTTGATACATTGTTGGAACATCTTAGAACCACCTTTACCGGTATAAAGAACAATATTCTTATTACTCAAATCAATATCATTACGAACTTCAAAGATACGAGAAAGAATCATATCAATAAGTTCAATAGTCATGAATGAGTACTCAAAATAATTTCCGAATGCAATAAGAATATCACGAACTCCAGCACCACGAGGAATAGGTTTATTTGAATGCTTTTCTTGGTTATGAATAACACCATTAATATCACGATTGTAAGAAGAGAACCACAAGTCTTCCTCTAACAAACGTCTGCGCATAAACTCGAATTGACGCATCTCATAAGGCATCCAAAGAGTACCCTTAGAACCATCATCATAATCTAGTTCAAACTCAGTAACGATATTAGCGATATTACCGGTAATAATCTTAGAGAAACGATGGAAACCAAATTGGTTAGTCATTTCACTCCAAGATTCAGCAGTACTACGAGAACCAGTTGATAATTCACCAGCAATCGTAGGCGCACCCATACCCCAATATTTACCTCTTTCAAAATTGCTAAGATCAATGAATTCATCCGGATTACCACCAAGTATGATCATTTCATAGATATAACCACCACTTGCAGTTTGCTCACCATCCGTCTGCATACGTACAAGATGTTTTCCATCAGGAGTAATAGCAGAGTATTGATAAGGAATCCAGTTATCTTGAAACTCAGCTTTAAAAGACATAAACCCTTTACCAGGTGTTTGAGTAGGCGTAATTAAACGCACAATCGGGGAAGTAACAGTTGGTTTCCCCATAATCTTCCATTTATACTGAGTATCACCAGCATTAATAGGTTTCTTACGAGAGATATTCCCTTGACCTTCTGTAAGAGAAAGAAGAGGAAATTGATTACTGTTCCTACCCCAAAGATAAGTAAGAGATTTATTCAAATCGACAGCACCAAGAACATTAAAGTTCAATAGCATATCGGCATCACTATAAACCTCTTTGGAATACTGTTTTTTTCCAATTTCTCTAAGCATAGTTACGATAATTATTTATTAGAATCAACAATACCACCGGGAACAACAGGACGTCTATTAGGATTAACTTTAACCGCTCCACCTTGGGTAGATACCTTAACTTTAGGTTTACCACCAGAAGTAATGTTCAAACGACGAACATTCTCTTGTCGTATAGATGCCGCAGCAAGTTGACTAATATCAGCACCAAGTAAATTCCGCAGTGCTACCATAGCGAACGTTTCATTATTAGCAAGCATATCAAAAACATCTTTTTGAGCTTGCGTATAAAGAGAATCTCCAATTTCAACAACAGGAGCAGTAAGGTATTTCACAAGATCTTTACGAGTAAGAATTTGTTCTTTACCATTTACAGTTCTCTTAACACCAGCTGTTGGAATAGCAAGACCTCCGATAGTACCTTTATTAACAATCTTATCATAAAGAGAATCAGGAACATTAAGTACCTTAGCTTTACCATGATCATCATAAGTAATACCATAAGCTTTATCTAGTTCATCTTGTTCAGCTTTCCATTGTGCTTCTTGACGAGCAGTAGCTTCTTCAATTTCACGTTTCTGATTAGCAGCAAGATAATCAAGACTTTCTTTAGCTGTTTCATTTAAAACTTTATCAGCTTTAGAAAAACGAATAATACGATCAATTTGAGCATCTGATGTACCTTTACGTTTTTCGGCAGAACGAATAATAGCTTCAAGTTGAGCTTCAGACTTATCCTCAATACTCATCGTAGTCCAATCAACATGATTAGCAAAACCTTCGAGTGAACCATAAGTTTGCTTATATAAAGCAGCTTGATGAATATCAGGATTAGCACGGAAAAAATTAGTAATAGCTTCTGATTCAGCTTGATGTCTAGCAATTTCAGCAATATCTGCATCACGTTGGGCAAGACCTTCAACAGTCATTTCATATTGTTTAGGAGTACCATCAGCGTTTACAGGAATTAAACCAGAAATAGCAGAAATAGCAGAAACATCAATAGTTTCTTCTTGTTGTTCAGCAGCAGCAAACTCATCTAATTGAGCTTTAGTATAAACAATTTGTCCATCTTTAACTGCATTACCTTCTGCATCTAATTCATATTCTACATCACCTTCATCAGTTGTAAGAATAATTTTATTAACATCTCCAGTTTCTTTATTTGCATCTTCATTAGCTTTAGCAGCAGCTTCTTCTTCGGCTTTACGTTTAGCTTCTTCTTCCGCAGCTTTGCGAGCTTCTTCTTCAGCTTTAGCTTTATCCTCTGCTTCTTTAGCAGCTTTAGCAGCTTCTTCGGCAGCTATTTCTTCAGCAGTTTTGGTAGTAGTACTATCAGTAACACCACCGGGAACAATAGGATTTGGCATAGTGTTTTCTCTTTTATAAATTAAGTTATAACAATGACAAATGTAGTAATAATAAATGTATTCAAAACATCAATAGAAATATAATCTTCAAAAGCGTCATCACCGGATGTTACAGAACCTTTAAATATTCCAATTAATTTCCATTGATTTTAGGCTCAAATGCAGCCATTATAGAACACCAATTTTTAGCTGATATTGCAATTCATTTCTCTAAAAATCGTGGCTCACGTTAAGACTTTCGTGGCTTATTCGCATTGATTCGATTCATGCGCTTTTGCTCTTCAAACTTGGCACGTTCTAAATTAGCTCTATCAATATCTAAGTTTAACTTAGTCATTTTAAGATAAGCGTCAAGAGAATTAGCATTACTCTCATCTTCACTAATATAACCATTACCATCTTTATCTACTTGAAGTTTTGCATCATTAACAATAATCTGGGTAAGATTACTATCAGCGGCAATAGCTTCTTTAGAGTCACGATCTAATTGAGCTTGTTCAGCATCAAATTTGCGTTGAGCTTCAGAATTAGCAGAACGCATTTGTTCAATCTCTGCATCCCATTTCTTTTGAATCTCTTCACGTTCAAGTTCAAACTTACGTTGAGCTTCAGCAGCTTCTTGAATATATTTGCGTAAAGAAGCAACGTTATGATTGCAAACAGCTTCAGCAGCTACATCAAAATTACCATTTTGTGCAGCACTAAAAGCAATTTCTTCAAGTTTACGAACTTGTTCATTGAGTTCAGCAGAATTACCAACAAAAATACCAAAATTAGAATTAACAAAATCAGTTCCATTAACTCTAACTTGAACAACTTCATTAGTGTTAGGATCAACATAAGAACCTTCAAAATCATCAATCCATGCAATCTTAGCAGCATCAAGATTAGCCTCCATATCACGAGAACGAAATGAATCAAATATCTTTAATGACCATACAGATCCCATTAGAGCTTGATTAAGACCCATCTCAGTAACAGCTTTACCAGCTCTAGCTTGAATATCTCCTGCACGTTGATCGTTCATGTTAGCTAATTCATACGCTTCTTGCTTAATAGACTGCTTAATTTGATTAAGAACAGTTAAGTAATTAATCATAGTAGTATTAGCAATCTCTTTAATAGCTTGAAGTGAAGGTTGTTGTTTAGCTATTTCACTATCATCAAAGACTAAAGTACCATCTCTATTAGCTGCATCAAGACGCTCTTCCATAGTCATATCATTAGTATCAGCTAAGAAACTTTCAGGAATCAATAGCCATGAACGAAACTTCATAATAGTACGTTCTTCTACTAATGTATAAAGACGATAAAGAGCAAGATAAGGTAATAAACGATAAGGAATAGGTTTAGGATTATTAAGAAGCATAAGACGACTTAAACCATTATAAGGTAACTTACAATGATTAAGATTATTAACTTCTTCACGTTGAACTACACATGGTTGAGCTTTAGTATATACTCCCCAATCTTTATCACCAAAACGATACGCTTCCCAACATTGAAGAACATATGTATATTCAATATCAATATCACCTATAGTAGGATCTAAAACATAATCTTCATCTACAACCTTTTGTTCAATTTCACCATAAGCATTAGTATAACTAAGAATACCACGTTTCATAGGAATCTTAAATACACAATGATGAGCTTTGAGAACCCCGGTAGAGGACAAGGTGTGGTAGGGAGCGGAACTCTGTGTATCAATAGTAGGATTAAAAGCAATCTCTCTAGAACGAAGCATCAAAGGAGTAACAGCATATTCGCCAGTACTTTCATGATTATGAATTATATCCTTAATATAAGCAATATCCTTTTTAGAAAGAATCTCTTGATATTCACCAATAATATCATTGATGTTTACCTCAAACTCTCTCATACCATAATCATCATCTTCAACAAAAAGATTACCACTATCAATACGATAATATTCAAGAGGAGAAATAATTTCAAAGATAACATCATTATATCTTACATCACGATATGAATATACACTTTCAGTACAAAACCAATAATAGAATGCTTGAATATATTTCTCATTAGCTTTTATGAGAGAATTAAGAAGATCAAGAGTTCTCTGACCTTTAAGGGCTTCCTCATCAATCCAATCCTTAGCAGCTTCTTTCATAAAATCTTCAGCTGATGGAAGTTCTTTAGAAGGTTCACCTGTTTGAACTCCATTAGCATTCATAATGTTTATAAATTGCTGACGAAGAAGAGAATCAAGTGCAACTCGAAGATCTTTATTACGCTTGGTTACAATATCAATATCAGCATTATAAACTTGATAATTATTATAGGTGTTAATGAACTCTCCTATATATTTCTCTTTAATAGGAGTAATAAAATCAACATCTCTAATTTTACCGGGCAAATCTTCTTTTCTACCATTAACAGAATTATAAGTCGCCATGACATACTTATAAGTAGATTCATCTACAATACCGTTAGCGGCATCAAGAAATGCTTTGATTTCTGCTTTATCATTATTTGAATGAGCAGTAGCAATAACCCAATCGCACATAGCTTTAGTCCATTTCGGAGTACGCTTAGTAGCTTCTGAAACAAACACATCAGGTTTTTCTAAAGAATTAGGAATCTTAGAAGCATTCATTTAACGACGATTTAAACGATTTGCAATACGTCTGCTATTATCTTCTTTATTACCTTCAACAAGACGCTTAGTATTTAAAGAATCTGCAAGAAAGACATACATAGCAACAATAGCAGCACTAATATGGTCATAGTTACCCTCAGCAGTAAATCTCTGACATTCAAGTAACAGACGAACACTACCAATAAACTTAAGTCTACGAATAGGATTCCCCTCATCTGTATAACTTAAAGGTTCATAAATAAACTCCTTTAGCATACGAAGACCATTATACTTTTTATCACCATCACCAATCACAATACCATAATCGTTATTGTTAGGATTAACTAATTTACGACTATTCATGTTAGTTGGATCAAGCATTAAATAACGTCTTAGTTTATATTTAATGAAGTTAGATACAGTTTCACCTGTACCAGCTTCTGGACAACATTCAGCATTATATAAAAGACACATACCCATCGTAAGTATATCATTTTGTTCCATTGTATCCATACGACCTATATATTCGCATACTAAGAGCTTTTGATTCGGATATGGAGTAATTGTATTACTTCGCATCCATACTTGCGCAGAATAAAGAGAATGTTTGTCTGTAACGTCTTTTTGTGCTTTATCTACCTTATATGCGTCCACCACTGTAAAGTATAAATCTTTAGGTACTTCTCCATTTACCAAGAAAGGGCGATAGTACATTCTAACGCAACCATGAGTATCATCACGAGAACCATGTGGAACTTGATTCACAAATTCATGGAATTTACTTTTACCAAATATATCTCGTTTAATACATTCAGCTCTAGGTATAAATTCAGCTCTATTTGCACCTCCTAAATCATTAACAACAATCCAACCGTCTTGAAAGAATCTAGTAGCATTATCATTGATTAAATCCGAAACATGAAGATTTAATTCCGGAGATGCGAACATATTCTCCGTTGTATTAATGAATGCTTCGGCAGGAGTATTAGCTCGTTGAGCTTTATAGATTATATGAGTTTCACTATCATTATTATGAAAGTGATTCTCTTTATCTTGTTTATCCCAAGCATAAGCAGTGAATATAATCGAATTACCACGTTCAACATAAGGCTCACAATCCCACACTTGTGGAAAGAAGAAACCACATACTTCATGACGTTTGTTAATATCCCATACATTTTCCATGCAAAGCATCTTATTCATTTTAGGATTATAAAATGCTTTACTAAATGCAGCCCAGTTAGCACCTTTAGTACCACCCGTACCATAAACACGTATAGTACCTACAGATATAGCACCAGATTCAGTATTAGATAAAGTAACATCAAGGGCTTTTTGTAAGTTAGGACATTTACCTGCTTCCTCAAAATCAATCTCAATAGCTTTCTTACCTACAGCAGCAGATTCATTTTTACCTATAGCAACACTATAAAGATTAGAAAGCCAACCAAAATTCTTAAGACCTTTCGTGGATACACGATAACCCATAAGAATATCATCAATAGCTTCTGAAATATAACCTCTTTTCCAAAACGTATGTTCTTCAAAATGATCAAGACATTTCTTAGCCATAAATGTAGTAGCACCTTTATCAGTAAGATAAGCTAATTGATCGGCAGCAAGTGTAACAGTAACATTAGGAAATAAGTTTATAGTATTTGCAGCTTGACTACCACGTTTATAAGAGAAACCTTTACGACGGGCTTTAGCCTTAGTAAGATGAAATTTATTATTAGCAATAAACTCATCTATTTTGAAATTCCAATAATCACCATCCCAATAACGAGGAAAACCCATAACAGTTTCAACATGTTCAGCCCCTTCTCTTTTAAGCTTTTCTCTTTCTCTAGCGTTAGGCGTACGTTCAATTCTACCATAATTAAGATAAGTATAATGAGCCCCTGTAATACGCATAGGTTTAAGCAAAAGATCTCGCTCTTCATCAGTAGTAGTTTTATCAAAAAACTTAGGAATATCTTTATAATAAAGTTTAGCTTTTATAATAACACCTTTTTTACGTCTAGATGTTTCACGTTGCCAAAATGATTCATAAGCGGGAGTACTAGGATCATAATCGCAATAAGTACCATATTCATCAAAAGTATCAGCAGAACGAGAAAGTCTTTCAATATTAATAACAATGAAGTTAATATTCATAAGAATACCTCCAGAATTACCAAGAAGAAAATCATCATCTGGATCATATAAAGGTTTATTAGTAATATAACTAATACCCTCTGATGCTTTAGGATATTTACTTTTATCTTCACAAAGATAATCTATAAAAGGAATATCTCCACGTTTATATCCCCATTTATTCTCAGGAGCAGCATTGATACCATCACAACTATTTTTCCAATAAGCATGAATAAACATGAAGTTATCAATAGCATCTTGAGAAAATTCATATTTACTATTCATAACCTAATCAATTATATCTATACCGCTACCAACACCATTATCTATTTGATTATTAACATCCATAGAAGCAGCAAGCTCTTTACCTCCACGTACAATAGTTTTTCTAAGTTTAGACTTAATGTAATTATCTTCAGCTTCTTTAAGTTCTGCAATAAGTTTAGGAAGATCTTTACCCATCTTAGTAATCTCACGCATATAATTAAGCATACCTCCAATCTCATCCTTAGTAAAAGAATCTTTCTTTAGATCATTACGAAGATTTTGATTCATAACTGCCATTAAATCTTTACCAGCTTGAAGAGCATTAACAGTTTCAAAGAACATTTGACCAACATAATTTATATTATGCTCGATAAGCCAATTGATAGCATCAACCATATCTTTAGTGGGTCTAAAGTCAGAATTAAGTTGAGCAACTTCAATAGCATAATCAAAAGCCTTTTGATCTTTTAAACCATTACGATGTATATATCCATCTTCATCAGCATAACAATCAATAAACTTAAATATCTTATACATTAGCTCTCTATCATTATGCCAATTATTATATATAGTAGCAAGAACAGGAACTTTAAGAATCTGTTCAACATTAAGAATAAGTTTAGAACCTTCAATTAACCATACGTGTAATGCCATAATCAATAGTTTTATCTGTTTTATTACGAGCAACAAAAAAGCCCGTACCAACTTAATGATACGGGCAAATATAAGAATTACTTCTTAAATATCAAATGCAAGAACTAATAAATATACATTTTACCAAACTACTCTATTAGTAAGAGTTATAGTGTCAACTCCACCTTGGAATTGAGTCATTATTCTAATATTTTGTCCAGCAGCACCTGCATCTGCATACTGTGCAAGCTTACTTTGTATTTGAGAATCAGTAATTGTAAATATAGCACATAATGCACTAATTGTTGTAGGAAAGGAATTAATATTTAATGTATCTGAATTATTTACAGTAATTAGAGTTAATCCTCCCATAGCGTGAATACCTTCACGTCTAAATGCAATATTTACCGGATTATCATATAGAGATTCACCATAAATAGCAAAAGCTCTGCCTATTGCTTGTCCAGATGTATCATAAGGCATACCGATAAACATTTTCATACCTATATTTATTACTTGAATGTGTTGTAATGCTCTAATAGTTAATACTGTTTTTCCATTAGAAGCAGTTAAAATAAGAGTTTTATTTATACCATCCTCTAATAGAAAAGCTTTCATAATTTTACAAATATTAATCTTTTGACTAGTATTAGCAGGACCATATACATTATCTGGAAGATTAGTATCTTTAACAATAGAATACTTTTCTGAACTACCAGCATATCTAATTTCATTAAATGTAGGTAATTCATCTTGTGTAGCTAAATGATTATCTATCCAATTAATACCAATATGAGCATTATATTGTGAAACCAAAGCAGAACCAGCTTCAATAATGGTATCAAGATTAATTAGAATATTTCTCACACCATCATTGTTTACAGCATCTGAATCAATAAAACCACCAAAAACTGCACCATTAAGAATAAATTTAATGCCTTTACCTTTTAATGTTCCAGCAGCTTGATTAACAACAACAGATTTGCTTATCCCCCCCCCTTCTATAGAAATTGAAGTTTCTCTAGCATTACCCGAATTAGCATCGGCAGTAACCGACAAAGATTCATTATTATTTCCATTATCAGGAGTAACAGTTATAAATGATTTTTTCATATATCAAGAATATTAATCGGATATGAAAAAGAATTTTATTTGTACAGATATAACTCAAATTCAAACCGTTTATCGTTCGTAATAGTATCTAAACTCATAGGTATAGGAGAATCTAGATATTGAATAACTCGCATAGCAAATACATATAAACTTTGATAATTAACTTGATTATCTAAAACGTACTCTTTACAATTATTAGGATGTTGAATAGTTTTTGAAATAGGTATTATATCATCACCAACAATCTGAACACCATCACCGGAATTAACGGTATTAACTCCCCTCCAAAATACTAATTTATGTTCTTCAAGAGTATAAGAATGCGTAATCAAAGCTAAATCTCCCGAAGTATTTTTCTCTCTATTCATAAATAAAGCACCAGACAAACACCAATATTCCATAGTAGTATCTGTAAATACAATATTTAAATTGAAATCTGCACCTGTAATACTAATAGATTTACTTGGATAAGCCATAACGTTTGCTAAATTATAAACTAAAGGGCCTCTATCATCAGCAAAATATAAACAACTAAATCCAGTAATAACATTAGTTTTAGTTAATAAAGAATTATAGAGATCTATTCTAATCTTTTGCATAGAAGCAAACTTATTAGCAACAGAAGTATCTCCATCTACAGATTGTACTCCAACAAAAAACTTACTTGTATCTAATAAACCTTCTTTAGTTACATCATTTGCTAAAGCAATATTATTAGCTTGCAACAATATAGTTCTAGTTCCACTAGCCGTAGCATCATTAATACAAGTACATTCAATAAGATTGTTACCCAATGCAATAACAAAAGTTTTATTTTTATACGAACCACCAGCTTGTTTAACAGCTACAGTTTTTGATACCCCTCCCCCAGATACAGTTAAAATAGTAGATCTTTCATCTCCACTATTTTGTCCACAAACAACATCAAAAGAACCATTATTAGATCCAGAGTCATTTGCAACTTCAACAAAATCTTTATTCATATCTTTAATTTTACTTATTCATCAATAAGAGTTTCAAATTGTTTCATAAATAAAGCAATTTGAGTAGCATAAGCATCAACAACATATTCGATGTCATTCGCATAAGTTTCATTTGATTGAACAAATAAGCTATGCATATACTCATGCCAAAAAGTTTGATTTTTAATAGAATCAGGAATAGTAACACCTCTATCAGAATCAATAATATAAATCCGACCAAGAACATGATCTGAAACACCATATTGAATATCTTGAGTTGATTGATAAGATACCTCTTTCATAGCATGAATTATATACCAAACAGCACCAACTCTATATCTATCTGGATATGGAAGATTATAATCCCAATCATAAGATTCATTATCAAACCAATGCATAAAATTCCAACTAAGATTAGCAAAAGCAATATCATCTAAGTCAGCTTTTTTGCCATTAGAAAATTCTTTATTAAGATCGAGTTCATTCGCGACAATAACAAAAAATGCTCTAAGAAGTTCTCTAAGTTTACTAGTTGAATCTAAAGCATTATTAACTTTGATAAATCTAGAATCAAAATCAATTTCCATACGAGAAACATTATCTTCTCGAATAATATAATCAAAATTACCAATTTTAAAAGTAACTTCTTTAACTTTAGAATCTAACTCAGTAGAAACAAAAGGATTAACGAAAACAGTTTTCATACTAGAATCAATAATGTTATAAATATAATGTTTAGACCTATAGAACAACTACCAATCTTAGACCAATTAGTAGAACGACGCATATACTTCTTAAGATCTTTAAGCATATCTTTATTACTCTTTTCAAGATCAGCAATAGATTGCTTATAAACGTTCGCTTGGTTCGTTAGAGTATAAAGAGTATGCTTTAAATTATTAATAAGAGTATCTTGTCGAACAACAATATTCTTTAAAGATTTACACATAGCTGCATCATATTCTCCTTGTTTAAGTAGAATTGCAATCTTACGGTTATCTTCAAGAGTATATGTAATAACAGTATCTTTACAAACTTTCAATTCTCTGCCGTATATATTTAGTGATACTATCATCAGAAATAATATAAACATCAGAGAAGTTTTTAATATCTTTTTCATACTTTATAATAGTTTTATTAGTATTAGCTTTAAGGCTATCTATAATACGTTCTTGCTTTATAGCATATTCCTCCAAAGCAGATATGACCCTATTAAAAGAATCCAGAGTATGATAAGGAATATTATTTGTATATATTCTTTCTTCTTCATTACATTGGATTACATTAGTAACTATTAGCAACAAAAAAAGGAGTGCTATTAACACTCCTCGAAAATTAACTTTCATAATCAATCGAAATCAGATATATTAACCAAAGTGTACGTGAATAAATTTCCATACATAGTAGCTGCTTTCTTAACAAGAGGAATAAACTTATCCTCATAATCACGAACTGATTCAAATACTTGACAACCTGCTGAATAAAGACCGATAGTACTAACTATTTTCCATTTAGAAGCACGATGTATATTAATACCACACATTTCAAAAGTAGGTTCACCGGAAATCTCAATATTACCATCTTTTCTAGTAATACGGAAAATAGGTAAAGGTTTAGCTTGAACTAAAGCATCATAATCACCTTTATGTTTACCTAACTTAAATGCATCTTGATATTGACCTTCATCAAGAATAGCACAACCTTTAGAATTAATAGGTTTAATCAGATTCATATCAGAAGGATCAGTAGTAATGGAATACCAATCATAAATCCATTTACCATTAAGATTAGGATGAACTTCATTAGCTTTATAGAAAACTAGAAGAAGATCATTAAAATGTTTGGTATCAGTAATATCACATCTAATACCCCAAATATTAAGATTATAGTTGCCTTTATCATAAATGATAAAACCATGTCTTTTAGCAATCTTACGAAGAATATCAATGTCGGTTCGAGCAATGATGTCATCATAAGTTATCAAAGCATTTGTTAGTTCACTCATAGTTACTTGATATTATAATTAAACAAATTTGTATTAGCTTTACGTTCTTTACTTAATTGAGCAAGTCTATAATCACAAATGGCTTTAACTTCTGCTTTAAGATATTTAATATCAACAAAAGTAATAACTTCTTCATGAGGCATATCATCAGGAATCATAGGATTCTCTACAGTTCTGATATGACAAAGCATATTACCAAGGCACTTAAATCCCCATTGTTCAATCAAATAATCATACATACTTAATTGAAGAGAATAATGAATACCAGTTGAATCTTGAAGGTGATTAATAGGAAACAACATAGTTTCATTAGTGATAATATATTTATCTAAGTCAATAGTACCATCTGCTTTTTTTGCCCAATAACCACCTTCAAATCGAATAGGTGCTTTATTAGTTTTCCAATCAAGAATAAAGAACTCATCACCTTTAACAAATAAAATATCAACAAGACCTGAAATCAAATACTCTGGATGATAAACACCAATCTCAGCATAAATCTCAAATCCCATAGACACCATCTCACTTATAAAAGAATATATTTGAGGATACCTATCAGCAATACCTACAACTCTAAAATAATCAAGATCAAGTCTACCGTAACTATGAGTTCTTATAATATCATCAATCGTATAAATACGACCATTAATAAAACCATTTGCATTCAAATAGTAGTTATTACATCTTTTAACGCATTGTTCTAGGAAATTATGTTTTTCAGTTCCCTTAGCACAAGCCTTTTCAGTTTCAATTTTCCATTCAGCAAGAATCTGTTTAACAGTCTTACCTCTATATCGAATATATTTAGCGTAATTACGATGTGTAGGAGGAACAGGTCTACTACCAATATTAGCGCAAGCTTCAGCAATAGCTTTCCAATCCTTTTGTTCTACAAACTTACCGATAATTGTAGTCGTAGATATATACTCTCTATCAAGAGCATCTGTATATTTATGCTTTTCCTCGTCGAAGAATATCGGCAAGTCTCTGGGTATAATCTGCGTCATAAGCTGCTTTATCTGTAAGTTTAAGAAATCTTTTAGCACGAAGACGTTCATAGAATTTTCTATGACGTTCTTTCATATATTCATGACCAAGTGAAGTCATCTTATTAAAATCAAAACCACACTCAGCATAAATTTGATAAGTTTCAGGATGAATCCAATGACGACCAAAAGAAGGCACATCTATATCTCTATCTACACGTTGCATTGCAGTAAGAACTGACATCCATTGGCTATCAGCAATATCATTAAGAAAACGTTCAAAATCTTCACGATTACGAACAAACGTAAGAAAATCTCTACACCAAATTTGTTCATCAGTATAACGTTCGATATAATTCTTACCACCTTTAACTTTATAATAGAATCTTGTAGGAGTCTTTCTTTTACTATCTACAATACCAACAATCTTTTCATATAACTTTGTAACTTGTAGAGGATATAAACGCGCACCTTTAGCCATAATAGAATAAACTTAATAAATCACACCACCAATTTGATTTAAATTGATAAGATTACATTCCCAAAACTCAACCTTACCATCTTCACCAATAATCATTTTAGAACGACTATCAAGAACTGGACGTCCATCAACAATTTTAAGATTCTTTTCACCGCCAAGAACATCAATGAGTTTATTTTCAAGATTAGTAATCTTAGAACTTAAAGCAACACCTTTAGCACCATAAGACATATCAAGAATAACTTCACGGCCTAAAGCATCAATACTAGAATCTAAAGGAAGAGCTATAAGATAAATAGCTTTAGGAACCTCTCTATCTACCTTAATAACATCAGTAACTTCAAGAGGTGACATTTTATATTTCATTGCAACAATAGCTCTACCACTAGCAACTTGAATATTACAAAGCGAATGTTTAATATCACAAACTTCATTAAGCTTATGAGTACCTGCAATAATACGAGCAATTTTAAGTTGAATTGAATCCATAGTTTAAATATTTACTTTATTTAGATAATTCGGTTTAAGATTTATAACTTGAATATATTCATAAGCATATCCGTTCACATATATTGTAGTAGTATAAACAACTTGGGAATTACTAGGAGTAACTGTAATCATAACTTTAAATTTAAAAGAACCTCGTTAATCAGAAGTAGGTTTGGTTGCACGAAGTGTTACGAGAATGATCTTAACAGAGAGGACTTCTTCATAACGAGGTTCATACATGGCAAAAATTTATCCAGACTATTCACCAATAAATGCTTTCGTAAAAGCGGGATTACCCGTAATAGCAGCGATGTCTTCAGTTACAGCTTTACTTAGTAACCCCGCTTGAATATGAACAAAACTCGGATGAGCAAATGTATGAAATAATTTGATAATACAAGAGGTCGTTTGAATATATTTTTCTGAAACTAATATTTTTCTGTTTTAGCAATAGTATTCATTAGAAATACCATTTGAAATACCGTCTTCACCTTGCCGCAATCCCATGCACTCGTCACAAGATTCTGCAAAAGCAATGCACACAATCAGCAAAAGCATCTTCAACACCTCTTTGTTTATACGTGCGTATACGTACGTGCGCTATGCGGAGCTTTGCAATATATACAAGGATTAATAAAGAAATAAATAAAAATAATAAAAGGAACATCTTCACTTACTCAATTTCTCGGAGCGTAATATGTATTTAAATATATTCAAATAAACCTCATAATAACCTCTCTTACACTCTTACTCACCTCCCTCTAATATACCCCCTATAGTCCCCCTTTTTTTCTCCCTCCGCTCTCCCTCTCTTTCTCTCCTTCTTCTCTCCTTTTCTAGTAACATCAGAGTTACTTAAAGTAACATTATATATATTTGTATCTCTATTATCTCTTTCTTTAGTAAGTACATTACACTTAGAGTTCCTCTAAGTATATATAGTAATAATAAGAATAACATTAAGTAAATTTAGAGTATATATAATAGCTCCGGCTCGACCATCTGCAAGATTCATCGAAATATCAATAATATCTTTAGTAATATTAATAACATAATTATTAACCTCTGCAATAATAACATTAATATGCGGAGCTTTGTAGATTCCCATATGAGGAACTATGTGGAGCTTTGCAGACCCCGGTAGGGAAGAAGGACTGGTAGCGCGCGGAACATCTGTGGCAGCAATAGTTTTAATTATATAATTAGAAGTATTAATAAGATATTTTGAAGTATCATTAGTAGTATTTATAATATTCGCAGAGGATTGTATAATATCTTTATTATTAGAATTAACACTAGCATCAACAAAATTCCTCTCGTGACCACAGCTATCTCTCTACTGGGGATTACAAAGCTCTACAGAATTATTATAAGTTCCATGAGTAATATGTGTATTTTTTGTAGCAGATATTATTTTAGTAATAATAGAAGATTTGATTTGAGTTTACTTTAAGTTTACTTATAGTATATGCAATAATATAAGCAATAATATATGCAATAGTATATTCAGTATAACTTAGAGTAATATCAGTATTAGCAATAGCGTCTTTATAGTTCACTTTAGATTTTTGACAGTTTATAAAGCGAAATGTCTTATTGATACTGCTAGTGATACAGATGGTTATTCTAATTATTCTAGAGTTAATTTTAATTATACTTTATATACTTAGAGTATTTCTATTACAACAATGGCAACAAAATTTATTAAAGTTACAAAGGGCAATTCTTAAGAGTTTACTTATAGACTTACTAGAGGCTTTATTAGAAGCTTTATTTAAGTCTTTTCTAAGACTCTTAATGTTTTGGTTATAAATAGTTTTGATATTTATTATCTTATTGTTATTTCTATTTGAATTGCTATTTATTTTTATATAGGTATTTTTGCTTCTTTTACTCATGTATAAATTTCGGTATGAGAGGGTCTGATGTGGATGTTATTCTTATTGGTTCTTTTATTGCAGTTATTATTGAGTTTGCTTATATTATAGGTTTTAAGAATATGGGTTTTATTTCTATTAAGTCTTCTATTGCTATTATGGATGGGTTTGTTCATGGTAGGAATTTGGTATAAGTGCTTGAGTTAGGGGGCCTCCTTATACGACCGCACCCCCTTCTAATGCTTGGGGGAAATAGCCCCGTCGATGATTCATTAGGAATGATTTTCCGAATTGGAACTGCAATTTTCCATAGAGATGTTGCAGTTACAATTTCTATTGCTCGTCTACAATCACCGTTAAAAGGCATAGAATTAATTCAATTAATAATAATTAGAACCTCGCAATGTAAAGGTAATTGCTATTTGTGTTATGAATACTTTAATTAATGCACCGGAAACTAAGAAGTTGAATGCAGTTGTATTGAATAGTATTAGTGTTCTAAAAGCTACTGATGATTCTTCAGAACGTTATCTAGTAGATTGTAATGATCTTCAAGGTAATATTGTTGAGAGATTATTCATCGGTAAGAAGCTATTTGATAGAATTGATTCACTTGTTGGTAAAGTAGTTGATATTGTCTACAAAGATTGTATTGCTGGTGTTACTCAGTGGATTGATGAAGATGATATTAACGAAGAAGTTCAGTTTCATACTGTAGATCATAAGCAAGTGGTTGATATTGTTAAAACTAATGATATTAATCTGTTAATTGCTTGTACTAAAGCTGGTATGAAAGATATGTATAATGATTTAAAACTATTGAATCAATGAGAATTACTAGAGTTATTGTGAAGTGCATCATCATATTGGTGATGCTCTTCTTGTTATCATTAGGTGAATCTATTACTGAATTGATTGCATCTAATATTAATGGAGATTTATTTATTGGTTGTATTTGTGGAGCTATTATTGCTATTGCTATTATGTCTATTGTTAAACCTAATAAACTTTGAATTAATAAGAGTAGTCTTAGTACTACTCTTATTTTTTTTAATACTCTACAAACTCCGTCTAATCAACACGACTAACACCCTTATTGTACTTGGCGGGCATGGTGCTTGTCTTAATAATTCTAAAACTTAACATTATGGCAAACGAATTAAAAACTCCGATTAGACATTCAGTTATTGGTGAAATCATTTCTGTTAAAGATATTAACAAAGATGACTATAAAGAAGATAAATTCAAACATGATTGTAAGATTGTTCGTGTTGATCCTTTGAATGGTAGTCCTCTTGTTGATGTTTATATCACAAATGATCAGTATAATCAATACGGTTTAGCTCCTATTGTATTCGAAGGTAATGTGGTTAATTTCACTATTGACGAGAATATTGCTGGTGAAACTGGTTATATTGATCCTGATACTGAAGAGTGGACATATCATGAAAAAAGCTTCAACAGTTTTGCTGGTGCTGACAACGTTGGTTCTTTAGGTCTTATTGGCGTATTTGGTAAACTTGGTGTTGGGGCTGATATGGTATCTACGTTTATAAAGAGTATCGAAACTGCACGTTCTCAACGCAAAGCTGTTGTTAAACCTAAAATTACTACTGAAGATGTGGCAACTGAGCAAACAGAAGATGCTGCTTAATTGATTCGTAATAGTGCTGAGTATTCTCACTTGGCACTATTTACCCTTTTTATTGTCTAATCAACCGACTAATGAACATGAATGTACTTAATGTAATTTATAAAGATACAACTATTAATATTAATTATTTTAGTATTAACATTGATGCAGATTATATTCAAATTTATTTTATTAATACTCAAGATAATGATTGCAAATTCTTTTGTCAATGGCTTGATGCTAATAGAATTGATTATGAAAAAAAAGAAAGAGATTCTCACACAATTATTAAAGTTGATGCAAGTGTATTCAATTTAAATATTGCTGTTAAATCTCCTATTAAATCTTCAGAAGTATATAATAACTTCTATGATGCCATTTGTAAACATGAACGTGATATAACTAATGCTGAAGCTATTATTGCTAAATATGAAGAATATGCCGCTGATAAAGCTAATGAAATTAGTAATATTAGTTCACGGGATTATATTAATGAATATCGTAAATCTTTCGATAATACTCTACTAGAAATACTTGAATATACACGTTGTAAATATCTAGAAATCGTTGCTTTAACTAAAGAACATCTTGATGTTTCACGTGGAACATTACCTGTTGTTGATGAACTTAAAATAGCTTATCATGTGTCAGAATTGTTCAGTAAAGATGACTATAGAAAGCTAATATATATTCAAGAATATCTAAATAACAAATCGAAATTACCTAAGCAAGAAAAGCAGTATTTGGAGATGTTATGGAAATTAAATGACTATGAATATCCAGAAGTAGTTAAAAAAGTAGAATCAATAGGACGAAAAAAATTCAATGAATATTACGATAAAGCATTGAAGTTTGTAGAGAAAGATGAGGATTTGAAAGAGAATATAGAAGAGAAATTGAATAAGTTTTATCAATAGTGTTGAATAAAATTCACAATAGTGTTGAAAGGAATACAACATTAGTATAGCAGATGGGGTGATTAGTGTTGAAAGGAATACTACATTAGTGTTGAAAATAGTTGACAGAATTGTAGCAGCATCATCACTAGCATTAGCAGAAACGTCTTCAAAATGACCTTTAAAACCCGCAATGCAACAGCAAAGTTTCTCAAATTAAAATTAGAATTTATAAAGCCAATCACAACAAACAATAAAAAGTATAGAATTAACATCTAAATTTGCGTAAATAAAAAATTTAAATTATCATCAGAATTAATTAGAGTTCTTCAAATTAGAATCAGAAAGTTTCAAATTGAGAATCTACATCTATAAAAAGTTTAAAAAAAGCATCTGAATTACTATAAATAAAACCCTAATAAAAGCCTTATAATTAATTCTAATATACTCAAAATTAATTCAAAATGCAATGAATTTATTATAGTCATTAGCATAGAATTTAGAAAATATCGTAGAAGGTATGCAATTAAGACTCTAGTAAAAGCCTTTAAATTATCATAAATATTTTGCATAATTTCCACATAATCAAATCAAACAATTGCAAACTAAGAATACTTAATAGCAAAATGATTTGAATTAATATCTAAATTTGCAATAGTAAAAGCTTTAAATTAATATTAGAATTAACTTTAGTATATTTAGAATTAATTTAAAATATAATATATTTATTAGTGTCATATCTATACCAATTATAGTATTGAGTATAAAATGTGAAGTATAGAGAATACTTAAAACATTTGCAATTTCATTAGAAATTCCGCAAAATATCATAGTATCATTTACATAAATTCAAATATCATTACCGTTAACCTCAAAACAAGCATCAAATGAGAAATTAATATAATTAGAAACAAAGAATATACCTCTAATACTATTTGAATTCAAACTTCATAATTACTTAGGTCTTCATAACACGCTATATAAGAATTCGAATAGATATTAGAGGTATTATTAAGATAAACACTTGTGATAAGTGTTATATATCTATAAATAAAATTTTAAGTGACACAATAGTAGCATTAGTTCTCATGGAATTATTAGTGTTACTATTATTTATAATTGTAAATTTAGCATTTATGATAGTATATATTAAAGACAGAGTATCAGAAGAAGTTATATTTAAAACTAACGAAGTATCTGTAGTATATGGAAACGAATTAATATTCAAAAGACAGAAAGCATCTAAGATATTAGCAGATGCTTTAAGTAATTCGATATTATTCTTAGTACATAGAGAAGCATCACATTTCATATCATATACAGCAGAAATAGATCATTCTATTGTAACATTAACTAAAAACTTAATTGCAGTAGTATTTGATTTAGATAATGCTGAGTACAATAAGAAATACTTAGAATATATGTATATCTGTAATAAATTCATCAATGAGATCAAGAACACTTCGAATAGTAGTCTATGATAGAGAAAGAGAATGGTTAGTTCCAAAAACTACATTCATATCATGGGTAAATGGACAATTAGTAATTCAATCAGCAACATCAAAAACAAGAGCTGAAATACAAGAATTTTTACGTGAAAATAATATACGCGTTGTAGAACTTGTAGATTCAAAAGAATTAATAATTGAACCATTAGAACTTGAAGAACTATCAATATCTGAAGCAAATATATCAACATCAGATTTATTAAATAGTATTCATGATGAAGAGTTTTAACTTAAAGATTATCGTTTATGACTTTAAGAATAACTGTAGAATGTACAACGTATAACGTAACAATAAATATCATATGTTCACAAGATGTAGAAGTATCACAATCAGACACAGATATTACGGTTCTAGTAAGATCAGTGAAAGTAAGGGAGAAGATAATATCTTTTTTCAAGTTTACACGTATAGCAATAAAAGAGAGTCCTGTATTGCATAAACTTGTAATACCAAAAGAACCAAAGAAAGTATTTGTAAAATTAATATGAGTTTAGATGAGCTTTGCAATCCCCAGTAGGAGGATAGGGCTGGTCAAGAGCGGAATCTAGCTTATGCATTAGTTTCACCATTAGAAATAGCATTATTACATTCATGAGAAAAACATTCGTAACACAAAAAGAAATTAAACGTCATATTAGACGTATAGCTTTATTAGAAAAGATATTTTATATTGTATCTTTCTTTGTAGCACCATTTGTATTTTATATAGCCGCAAGGCATAAGTATCTATTCAGCGATGTAGATGATGAAGATTTGCAGTTGTATTTAGATGCAGAACGAAGATATGCTATTGTAACTATAATTTGGTTACTATCAATAATAGCAATACTCTTATTAATTGTAGTAGTAAAGATTTGACCGCCATATATTAAGAATTGAGCCTTTGTCTATCGGGGATGAACTCTAACTCATCTCCGATAATTCAAGGTCTATATGAGCCAATGCAAACGTTTTAAATGGCATTTGCTAGGCTTATTCTAGTATAAATGGAATCAAGTAAATAAAAAGTAAACGCAAAATTCAATGTTAGTAGTAGTAAGTGCAATAGAAAAAGATAGCATAGATTCAGCAAGATGTGTATGTTTATCTGATGTATCCTTTATAAAAGAAGATAAAGGTATAATAATAATAGTTTTTAATAGTTCAACAGCAATACAAAAAGCAATTGAAACTATATATAAAGCTGATATTACACCTATAACTGTAACATATTATAATGTACAATTTAAGAAAGAAAACGTAGTAGCAATATTAGTTTAATTTATGATTAAAGATTCGTTATGTTGTAAAGTATATCTCTCACGTATAGAAGAAACAAATGAGATATTTCAAATAGAAATAATATGTAGCAATGAATTACATTATGTATTCGTAGGTTCATTATTAAGTGCATTGAAGATACCACATGGAACACATTTTCCTACATTATCTTATTTCTTAAATCCATCAATACCAATATTAAAACAATTAGATGTATGGAATATTCAAAAGAGTTCTTAAAAGAGTTTAAAGTTGATACAGGACAAACGTATATTATTGTACCTGTAGATGAAAAACTACATGAAGTGCCATTAAGCAGAAAAAATACAAACAAAAAATATTTTGCAATGGTTCGAGCAGAAGAATCACCTATAAGAGAATTTCAATGTTCTGCAATAGAATGTGATTTTAAATATTTAAATGAGTGTATAGGGTGTCGTTGTTTACCGGGAGGACGAAAAGACAATAAAGCAGTAGTATTTAAAATAGAATATATATATCAAAAATCATGATTCATTTCGTTTTAATTTTATTTGGATTAGGAATATTAATTCCTTTAGGAGTAACAATATGGTATATATTAGTAACATTCATAAATAATCTACATAATACCGATGGTTTAGTATTTGTAATGATAAGTTTTACAATAGCTGTATTACTTATGTTATTTATGGCAGTATTCGCATTTATATTTGAGTCTTTATGTATATCATTTGGAGCAATACAAGACTTAGCTGCATCAGTATTAGCATAAACATAACCGATTGAATGTTAGGTTAAATCAAATTTAATGCTTATATTTGTACCCTCAATTTTATTAATGTTGTTAATGTAATTATTAATCATTTTGAAAATCATTCTTATATTATGGCGAAAAAAGAAAATCTAAAAGAATTTGTTATTCAACAAAGTGATATTGATAAAGCTCTCAAATATCACTTAGCTAAAGCTGTTAGTCATAATAATCCTACAAGTAAGGATCATTCTGACTTAGCTAATCATCTTAATCGTGAGGAATTTTACAGTTATGTTATTGAAACTGTAAAACGTAGAGTTCGTCCTTATGATGGATTTAGAAAGATTCTTGAACCTGTTATAGACAGTCTGTTTTGTGATAAACCTTCTATTTCCATTAAAACGGTAGATGTTGAAGGTGGTATTACTTATAGAACTGCAAACTGTAATGGTCTTAAATAAATGAGTGATGAATGTAATAATTGTGAAACTAGGCAACGTTTGGGTAGAGATCCCCGTTGTCTAGTTTGTATTTACTTCAATGCTGCAATATTTAATACAGGTATTCCAAATACTACAGTTGAGCATCAAGAAACTAAAGTAGAAAAAGCTATTAATGACGCTAAAGAACTCAGACGTAAACTTAAAATTAATAATAAACCTACTGAAGTTAAAGATGTTAAGAAGGTAATTAATTCTATTAATTATAGTAAGTCTTTTACTCAAATCTGTAAAGATAAATCTAAACATTGGAAAGAACTTGGATTAGATATTGAAAAAGTATTTGCAATTAAAGAGAATACTATAAATGATATTGATAATGCTGAAGAAGTTAAAGATTGGTATTATTTTATATTCCCTAGTGTAAATAAACTTAGAAGTAAATATGTTCGCATTTATGGAACTAAAATATCAACGAGACGTACTATTGAGAGAAAGTGTCCTGATTTAGATTATATACAATATGATTCTAAAAAATGGACAACTCCTGCAAAATATACTAATCGTAAACCTTGTGATTGTTATACAGAATGGATGTTATAGATACTCTTAAACATATTCAACAGATGGTTCTTGCTGATAGAATTAAACAAGGTTGTAAAACTACTATTTGTCCTAAGTGTTTTAAACATACATATACTGTATCTCCTGATGATAAAGTTAAAGTTTGTGTCGATTGTGGTTATTATGAATTAACTAAGAACGGTAAAACTCAAATTTATGAAGGCGAAGGTGTATTTGCTTTAAATCATAAAGATAATGGTGGTATATTTCCCATTGAAAAAGGGAATTTTGAAGCTTGTCTTAAAGATATACTTATGATTATCTCTGAAAAACTTCATACAAATCTTGATAATGTTGATGATTGTGTTTTGCATTCTATTAAAAATGAAAAGGTTGTTACTATTGATTTTAAAGGTATGTTATAAATTCTACAAAGCTCCGCACGCGACCAGTCCTTGTCCCCTACTGGGGGTTGCTGAGTTCCACAATGTGTAGCTTGTAATACTAAAACTAATATTATGATAGATATTGATTTTAATATTGGCGATAGAGTTATTACTTCTAGAGGAATCTATGGTACTGTAATTTCTATTGATAGAAATGCAAATACATCTCAAGTAAATATTGGTAATAAAACTGTCACACTGTATAATAATCAATTATGGTCTATTAGAAATAGAATTTCTGTTGTTTGTTATTATACAGATGGTTATGAAAATTATAATAAGCTAATTACTTTACCTAAACAATTTAAATTATATGACTTTACTAAGCCATTAGATAATGAATTGTTAGATTATTGTAAAAAGGCTATTACTAAAACTATTAAAGGTATTTTTACTATTACTAAAATTGAAATTTAAATATATGAAAGCAAATCTTACTTATTCTATTATTTCTGCTGAATTAAAGCAAGGAATGTATTTGTTAGTCAATGATCATCTTGGTTATATTAGTAGAATGAATGCTGAAAAAGCTATCATTTCATTCTATTATGAAGACGGTAAAGTTATTAAACTTGGTAAACAAGAAATGACTCGTGAAGATGCTATATCTACTTATAGTACATCTGTAATTAAATTGATCGCTATTGTTGAGGGTAATCCTGTTTCTATAAATCATCAAAATTATAAGAAAATATTCTCACCTATGCTTACATTTGAGAAAGGTGCTGATGAATCTTATATTTCTCAATTCATTAAAACTAAAGAATGGGCTAATCCTATTTATGGTGATATTTCTCCTGTTTATTCTATGTTGAAAGTAGGAGATATTGTAAATATTATAAGTTTACCCATTGTAGATGCTTATAGTCTTTATGATCCTATGAAACGTCTTGTTAGAGTTAAATCTAAAAAAGGTAATTCTAAATATATCGTTGTTCGTATGGATAATGAATGTGAAGATGATTTTGAAATTACAGTAAATCGTACTGATGTTGTTTTAGGTGATAAAGATAAATATGATTTATTCAATATGAATTTTGATGCATTAAAGAATCTAGTTGCAAGTGGCGAAGCTAAAACTGTTGAAGCTAAAGGTAGAACTCAAAAAGAATCTAATCCTAATGGTAATGCTTTTTATCGTATTCATAAGAGTAAATGGCATGCTACTTATGATAGACTTCCTGGGAATGATTATTATCAATGGCTTGCTGTTCGTGATGCTAATGATTCAGAAAATGAAGCAAGACTTGTTGTTCCTATTTCGGTTCCTCTCACAAATATTCCTAAACATCAATTTAGTGGATATGACAATGAATATTGGATTCCGGGTACTATTCGTGAAATGGATAAAGCTAAAGCTGATGGTAAGAATTTTGTTCCATTTAGAGAAGGTCTTCCTATTTTTGGTAAACTTACTGAAACTGTTATTGATGGTAAAACGTTTACTTATTTCCTTCTTGATAATGTTAAACAAGAATCTATTAATCATTACATCTACAAACATCGGGACATTACCGAGGAACGCCGGAGTGAATTAACCATTAACAAGCTCCCTACGCTTTAATATAACGTCATAGAAGCATTTTTGTATTAAAGTGGACTAATAGGTTTACTTTAATACAAAGTGCCTATATAAGCCTAAAATGAACTAAAATGAGGATAGTTAAAATCGAGAAACGTGTATACGAATATTCTGAACTTCAAGTTCATGCTAAAGATGTAGTTAGAAATTATATTCTTAGTGTTGTACATGATTCAGATACTTTTTCTGAAGCTATTAAAGAATCTATTGAATCTTTAGGTTTTAAAGATGTTGAACTTCATTATAGTCTTGGAAATTGTCAAGGTGACGGTTTATGTTTTACAGGTTCTATTAATTGGATTGATCTTAATAGAATCGCTGAAATTCGCAATAAAATTGATCAACTAAATGCTTCATTTGTTATTTCTTGTAATGATTGTCTAGATAATATTAAATTTACTAGATTAAGTTATATGTATTGTCATAGTCGTACTGTTTCAGTGGATATAGATAATATAAATTGGATGGATGTTCAAGATTATATTGTTCTTAAAAATATTATTCTTAATTGGTATAATTCTCTTTGTAATCGTTATGAAAAAGAAGGTTATAAATGGTTTGAAGAGATTAATGAACAAGACGTTATTGATTATTGTGATTCTAATGACTTAGAGTTCTTTGATGATGGAACAATCTTTGTTGAATCTGCTTAAACCTTATGAAGATATTAGTATTGCTTTTCAAAGGTATCTTCTCCAAGTCACTAACGGTCATGGTAATTTTGTTGAATTTGTTACTACCTTGTCTTGGAGAATGCAATTGGGAATGGTATTGGAGTTCCTTGATGTTGTTTATAATATCACAGTGTCTATATTTCCCAACGGAGGTGCAGTTATTAAAGTTATCAACGATAGACAATATATTGCTGATTATTTTATTACTTCCGACCCTCAGCATCCGCTTGTTCGTTATTATAACACCATTGATATTGCTTTTAAATATATTTTAAAACCATTTTGATTATGCAAAAAGTAGAAATTAAACTTATTGGTTCTGAAATTAATGGTGATATTTATATTACTAAGAAAGGTACATATCTTTGTGATGTAAATTTTAATCATGATAATCCTTATCTTCATACTATGACACGTAATGATTTTGACGGAGAACCAAATATTCCTGTTAGAGATGACATTGATTTTGTAATTGTTGATAAGTTTAGTGATGAATGAATTTAATAAAGCCGCTTTACTTAATAGTGCTAAACGAATTAATGTTTCATATTTCAAAGAACAACAAGAAGATGCTATTAATGCTATTTGGCAATGGTGGCAATCTACAAGTGTTACTTTTACTCTTAGTGGTTATGCTGGTACAGGTAAAGCTCTTCTTGATGATACTAAGGTATTAACCATTAATGGTTGGCACAGCATAGGAGATATAAAAGTAGGTGATAAAGTAGCAGTTCCTACAGGTGGATTTTACCCTGTATCTGC